GTAAAGTTATTATCCTGTCGAATTAGCGGGATAATAGCCTTTATTTGGCCTCCATCCTTAACTCCTATGGTATGATCTTCACCTTGGGAATTTCCAGATAGTACACAGTAGTTTTTCCAGTGCAGGGACTGCCAAAAGTTGGTTGACCTTTCATCGATTTCCTTTGGACTAAGATTTATTATTTCCATTATCGTAACAGCTCCTTTACAATAAAAAAGTAGTGCTTTTTAAACACAACTTGTTAAGATTATTATATAAGATTTTTCAACAATGTCTAAAAGGTTTTTTGAAAAATAAATAAATATATTTTCACTCAAAGAAAAGAGCCTTGATATTAGGCTCCTTCAGTTTAGTTGAGTTGTTTATTTAGGCCTAAACTTTTTCCTGCCTTATAACCTTGGTTGAATATGCCTGAATCTCCAGAGCTTCCTAGTCTATTCTTGCATTTGGATGTTCCACCACTGCATTGCCTGTCCTTCTCAGCAATTACGGCCCCATCCTTTACTAACATCAATCCCCAGTTCTCCTTGGCTACCTGTTCAGCGAATTTCTCTCCTAATCCTTTAATGAAACCAGTTGAGTAATCTCCTGAGATGCCTGTGGTATCCTTTCCAGCTTTACGGTAGTCTCTCCTGAGCTTCCTCATTCCTTTGTCCAGAGTATCAACTGCGAAGTTGAATACCGATACCGTGATATCAGTATCATCTTTGAGGCCGATGAAGCAGAGACCTTTTCTACCTTTATCAATGAGGAGTTCGGTTCTAAAATTTTTGCAGATAACATTGGCGAGTCTCATCATCCAGTAAGTATGGCTTCCTTGTCCTACAAAGGATGTTATGACCTCCTTCTTGGCAGGTTCTAGGTCTTGTACCATTTCCATGTGTATATTATGTTGTGCCATTAATTTTTGAGCCATTAAGAGTGCGTTCTGTGCCTCCTGCTCAGATGAGTTGTTTCCTGCGAGTGCGAGCATTTTCTTTACCTTGTCAATAATTTTTGTGTTCATAATATATCCTCCTTTAAATTAGCGGGGCCGTTGCCCCAGTTTATATTAGTTGTTTTCTTCCCAGTCCCAGCTATTGCAGTTGGTGTTGTTCATTATATAATCGAATACCTCGGATTTCTTTACCTTTGAACGATCAACCTTGAATCCGTTACCTCTGAGGTCTCTAATTGCAGCTTTCTTGGTTGTTTGACTAATTTCTACGATTTTCTTTTTGTTGTTGTCATAAGGGTCGGTTACGATTGCTTTGAATTTGATCATTTTCGGTTCCTCCTTATATATTAGTGTACGTTAACGTGTCATTTTTAGGATTATAAATAGCAACAACCTCTTCTGTTGCTACGTTTATAGCTATATACTTTTTACCAAGTTCCCATCTGATAGTGCTTCCTACTTTTTCTTCTATCTCCTTAGTTAGTTTTTTTATCATTTTCGTGTCCTCCTTAAATTTGAGTATAATTAATTATATGATATTATGAGTGACTTGTAAATGATTTATCCCAAAGTTTCTCAAAAATCTTTTTACGCACAAAAGAGACCTTATGTTCAGGTCCCTGATGGTAAGAGTTAGGGGAGAGTTATTCGAATTTTATCCTCCCCAAGGATGGTTGTTAAAAATAAATCTCCTTCCTCCAAGGTTTGTTCCAGGAATTCTCTTATCATGGTGTAACCAGTGAAGTCAACTACGATGGTTCGATTCTTGGTTAGTTCATTTAGCAGGTCCTCAAGGTAGATATTTACCTTACTCATATTATTTCACCTCCTCTTCTTCTAATGTCTTTATCATGTCGAATTCTTTTTGATTCCAGCTCCAGACGCCTTCTCCTCTTGTATATCCTTTGTTACGAAGTTTACGGCGGGTTGATTTTTCAGTGAGTTCCCAGGCAGTGGCAAGGTCCTTAAGGTAAAATCTAATTTCTTCAGTTGGCTCGATTGGTTCCTTTGTTTTGGTGGCCATTACCCTGTCGGTTAATTCCTTTATGATTTCCTCTTCTGTGATTTCTTCTTCCTTATTGAGTAAACCTTCTACCTTAACTGTTAATTCACCTTTTGTCATTGTCCAGATACCTTTGATTTTCAAATCCTTTGCCATTGCCTGTAGTTGAGTTAGTTTCATTTCCTGTAAATTAATCATTTTGAATTCCTCCTTTTAGTCTCATCAGTTACCGCTATACGGTAAGACCCCGAAGGGTTTCGACTTAGTATAAAACATACCATCTTTTTCCCTTTAATTCAGGCCTAATCCTTAATATTTTATTATTTACCAAATCATTAAGTTCCTTCTGGTCTATTCCTAAAGATTCCTTAACTCCCTTAGCTGACATTACTGAATTAATTCCGAATTGGTTATTTTTTACTAAAAGCTCTATTACCTGATTTCTTGTTTTCATTTTCGGTTCCTCCTTAAATTTGAGTATAATTAATTATATGATATTATGAGTGACTTGTAAATGATTTATCCCAAAGATTTTTGAGAATCTTTTTATGGACAAAGAGAAAGCCCCTATTAAGGAGCCTTTAGAGAGATAAATTATTTTTGAATCATCTTCATCTTAACATTGATTAACTTATCCAGCTCCTGAGAAACCTTTAAGGTAGTAATAGAGTCAAGTCCTTTGTCCACAGATAGTTTATCAAATTTGACATAATTTCATTTAACTTATTTCTTGCTTCTTTTAACGCTCTTTGCTTTTTAGCAATCCTATTTATATCTTTTTTGTTGCAATATATTTCATGTCGAATGTCAGACAACTCTCTTTGAAGCTTTTCTTTGATTAGTTCTATAGTTTCTTTCTTCATACTCTACCTCCATTATTTTATACTTAGAATTTACATGCAAACTTATCACATCGTATAACGTTATCATTTCCAACGTCTGTTCCAAACTCAATGTTTTCTGCGCTACACGACGGTATTTCGTTTACGCAATCATTGCATAAATTATTCTTTTCAAATAAACAAATTCGTGAAATATTGCTTATGTCAATACTTTGGTTGCTTGTAACAAATTCTTTACTCGTATCTAATGATATTGAGTTTTCGGTAAATGTTCGTAACCTTCCCGAAAAATAAAAGGGTCTGCCATTCATATCTCCATTTACAGTTTTTACCCAAACAATATCGTCCCTTTCAAATACTTGATTATTAATTTTTATACAAATCATTTTTCATACCTCCATCATAATTTTAATTTAATCCTGCTTTATCAATCTCATATAATCGCAATCAAGTCTGTGTGTATTACTACCGTTGCAAAGGTTACATACATAATCTCATTTGTTCTTACCTCCTATTTGTAGTATACATCTATTATACCATAAACAAAGTTCTTACCTAAGAAGAATCTTCTCTACCTCTAAATCTATGCAGGATGTTTCTGAGTAGGTTCTTGATAATAACATTTTAATTTCCTGATTTTCAGCTTTCAACCTATCAACTTCCGCTTCGGCTTTTTCGGCACTAGCAGCCAACGATTTATGAGATTCCATACTTTCTAACCATTCGAGTTTTATCTCTAGATACTCATTTCTTTCAACTAACGCATCATGTTCGTTGACGCATTTGATTATGTGTTCAGCATCAGGCATACAGGTTGAGTAATCACAAAAATCTTTATGGTACATTGCTGCTACCCGCCTGTCTTTAGCATCTTCTATATACCTTCTGTAGTTATCCATTACATCCCTACTATGTGCTATCTTCCAGGGTCTAGGGCTAAGGTTCATCTTGTTACCTCCACTTTCAAATTTTATTCTTACATAATATTATATTCTATATCCTTCCAAAAGTACACCAGCTAATTCTCCTATTTTAACCTTCTCAGCGGAGGGTATTCCTCCTCTTCTTCCTTATAAGGTATTATATCCCTATTTCTTTCTGCATGTACTCCTAGGTAATATCCAAGATAGATACAGATAGCCATAATTACTGCAAATCCTATTAGTTGAGTAGTCATTCTGTTACCTCCTTTGTCATTTGATTGTAGCTTTTAGTTACCTTGACAGGCCATTCATCATTGTTCATTCCAAACATGCCATTCTGATAGTCATTGGTAGGTGCGTACTTTGAGGCTATTTTGGTTATGTCAGTAAAGCCTTGTGCGATATAGTATTGTGAAAGATTCCTGACTAATTCCTTCATAGATGCTTCCACAGTAGGGAAATCTATGTAGCGTCCAGTCTTAGGATATTTGCAACCCTTGTACCAGTTTAACCCACCTACATTATTATGGTTGATAAGCAACGGGCTATCACAGTTGAGCCCTACCTCTTGAAGTATAATGGATGCAGTCATCATAGCTGATACCGGAGGATTCTGAGATTTACAAAGTCTATATAGTATCAGGCCTTTATCGCTAAGCTTACCCTTGAACCTCTTATTTATCACAGTAACCACCTTGTCATAATCATCCTCAGAGGGTAACTCTATTTTAGAAGAGGGATTAGATTTTATCTTAACCACAGGAATGGGCTCGGGTTCTTTGGCTGCAGGTACAGGAGTAGGGATAGTCTTTTGAGGGTCATTCCAAATATGGGGTGAAGCCCAACTCATGGATTCGGAATAAGAGCTGAGATAAATGATGCAAGCGAATATGGCCACTAGAATTAATATTGCTATAAACATATGTTTAATAGTTTCAACTGCCTTATTTGGCTTCCTACGTCTTCTAGGGTTGGTTCTACGTTCTATAGTATTGTACATTTTACTATGAAGCTCATCCACTCTCTTGGAATCTTTAAAAGTTTCCACAATAAAAGCAAAAGGATTATATATGAGAGACCCTCCTTTTACTATCCAGAATTTTTGTTTTAAAGATGTGTTCATCAATTAGAATTTCATAGGCCTTTTGTAAATAGATAGCAGCATCAATCTCATATACATCCTTTGCATACTCTTGCATCTGCCTGGCAACTCTTAACTTCTCCAATAAGTCGTTCATTGTTGCTTTTACATCTTCATACTTCATATGTATATCCTCCTCAGGATTTAGAATCAGTCTTATTATATCATTTCTACTTATAGGCTGTAAACAAGCAAAATCACACAACAAAAAAGATAGCATAAGCTACCTTTTTCTGAGGTGATACGTTATGTGAAGTATGTTACTTCCTATTTTTTCTTCTTTTTCTTTTTTGAAACTACTGCTTTAGGAGCTTCTTCTTCTCCATCTTCTTCGCCATCTTCTCCATCTTCGTCAGGTGATTGTTCCACAGGAGGTTTTGATGCTTTTGATGCCTTAACTGGAGGATTCTTTTTGTTCTCTATATAAGTAGTTAGCAATGTATCAATCTTCTCGAGTTCATCAGAATCACTAGGCCATTCATACTTTGTCTTAGGACCAAACCCAGTTGCATCAGCAATTTTAGGAGCAGCGAATCCTCCCTTTCTAAGTATTATCCTAATAGTTTTAGATTCCAAATTGTATTCAGTTGCAAGATCTTCGATTCCTACCATTGTTATTTCTTTTTTAGCCATTACCAATTACCACCTTTTCTCTTTTTCTTTTATTATACGATAATGTTTGAACTTTGTAAATGACCAAATTCTCAGGATAAAATAATGGGGGTTTTTATACCTTAAATTAGTAGAATAGGGGTAGTAAGGACCTTCTATGGTTGAAAAAGTACCCTGCTACTTTTTTTGGGGTCTATAATCATCACATCAGTCCCTATCAATCTCCCATCCTAATTATAGGTTCTAAGGCTACCTATTCTATATCATCTCCGGTGTAACTATCAACCTTAGTTTTACTAAGTAAACACCTACCAAGTCTCTCCAGCTTTCCATTTTCTTCTTCCCATGTAACCATGGCACTTTTTATCTCCTCTTTTGCAGATTTTGTTAGCTTACATTCCTGAGGTCGATTATCCTTCATCTTTTGTTTCATGGAAGCTTCTCGGTTCTCATTTTTTTCAGAAGCTCCCCCTCCTCCACCTCTCCTTAGTTCATCCTTATAAACTGCTAACCAATCAGAAAATCCTGCCTGTTCTAGCTCTATTTCCAATTTTGAAAGTTCATCCCTCTTCTCTTCTCTCTTTGTAGCATCCAGTAAATCTATATTTTTGAGAATCATATACCATTGTTTGATATCCTTAAGTAAAGACCAACATCCTTTAGCTTTTATTTTTTTCATATCAGAGACAGAAAGAACTTGTCTAGGTTTTTGAACAAAATAGAATGCAGCCAGTGCGGTGCATTCGTAATAGTTAGTATTTCCGATAAAAGCCTTCTTTACGCAGAGTTCGCAGTCAGACCCCATTAGGTCAATCAGTCTCTTACCCTTTGAAACATCAATTTTTGATATTTCCAGTTTCTCACTTTTAATCTTATTATTGTAAACTTTTGTTGCGTTAGCTGTTACGGCGTTATGTGCATATCTCATTTGAATACCTCCAGTAAATTTTTTTATTTAAAATCTATAATTATCAATCTCTCTACGGTATTTTTAATTCTTCCAAAACTTTAGCCCTTTTGAACTACCTGGCAATATATCCGTAAATATATATATAATATATATACGGAATTTGCCAGTGTCCAAAGGCTGCTTTTTTCATTTATTTGCCACCAAATTTTGACATTTTTAGCGAAAGGCTTGGTACGGGTTTGGGCGGTGGGGTGGCAACTAAAGTGGCAACTTTTTGATTTTAGTTGCCACTTGAAGGCAATGTATTGATTCTGAGTTTGGGCCGTTGGGTGGCAACATGATAATAAGTTTACTTTCCTATTTTTACAGGCATTCGCCAATTGGAAATTCCTAATATTATTGAAACTTTGAATCTCTGCGGACTCGAGGTTTGACGGCGGCGTACTCACTGTGAATATGGCCGCGGTTTTCATTTCGCTAAGTGGCAACTTAAGTGGCAACTTTTTCGCGGAAGTTGCCACTAACCAGAGAAAGTCTTGATACGGGTTAGGTCGGACGGGTGGCAACTGATTTTTAAAAATCTTATTACAGCTCGGTTTACAATTTATGGTGCGGTTTACAAATTTAGGAAAGATTTCCATATTTCTTGGATTTTTGAAGTTTACATAATAACCAACCATGTTGTTCATCTCCTCTTTTTATTAGTTCAAATTTTCATCTCCCCGAGTCATTTCATCTGAAATATGTTCTAAAATTTCATGTTCTTTACACCATTCGATTAGGTCGGGTCCGCTGAGTAGGTTGGACCTTACACAGGAAAGTTGGTTGATAAATCGGGTTACAAATTTTTTCATTCGGTCTTTTCCAAACCCAAATTGCGAGTTAAGTGATAATGATGCTAAGGCCAAGAAAATATACATATTCTCTCGAGTTATCTTTTTGTCATGGTCCTTAGCCTCTAATACTTCCTTCTTAATGTGTTTTCTTTTGCTCCTTGATCCCATTTGTATCAGCTCCTTTGTTATTTGTTATTTGTTTTCCTACGTTATACCATATAATTGCGATAAATATTGTATATACTAATAATCTCATTTGTATCACAGCTCCTTTTTTATCTTAATGTTATTTTGCCCGTATCATCTACTTGCTTTAGTTTATCCGGATGCCTATCCATTAGAGTTTTTAAGGCCTGGCGAGATATTTTAAGCTCTGAAGCCATATTCCTTAAACTTAAACCCGTTGGGTACATACTTAGTAAATCTAATAACTGTGTAAAAAGAGATCCCTGAGCCTTACCCTCTATTATTTTTGGTTCATATAATAGGTCTCCAGCATTACCCATCTTTATGGTTAGTTCTACCTTAGAAAGTATTCCTGCTCCTCGATGTTCTCTTTCTATCTCTATCTTGGCTTGGTTCTCGTCAAGTCCATCTTCCTCTACATTGTGTAAATATAAAGCGGATTCATTCCATCCATGCAAGGTAGTAGAACCCAGCATCCTTTGACCTCCCCTACTACTTGTTCCACTTTTATTCCAGTGATGAACCAATAGTAAAGAGGTATTAAATTTGTTCTTAACCTCCAGAAGCTGTTGTAACACAGGATTTAGGTCTTTCGCTGAGTTGAGGTCTCCTGAAAACATTAGATATAGAGGGTCCATAATAACCATGAGAGGTCTTATCTCCTCAATTTGATTCTCCAAATCCTGTAAAGCCAAGGGATCATCGAAGTTGAATCCTTTTACATTTTGAAAATAGATTGGAATATCCAACTTACGTTTATCACCACTTAGCAAACCCTTATGAGCCATAATCTTAATACTACGGTCTTTCATAATCCATTCAGAATTCTCATTCTGTATAAATAACACAGGTCCTTGCTCCATGACGGGGTACCTTCCTAGAAATGGAAGTCCTGTGGCTATTGATATTGCCATATCATGTGCGAGAGTAGATTTGAAGGTTTTAGGTTCTCCTGATACCATTCCATGACTACCCTGTAACCACATATCTTCTATTAACCATCCAGGTTTTGAGGCCTTACTATTCATTAGGTCAATGAAAGATATCCACCTTGGTACTTCGGGTTCATCAGGTTCCTCAGATTCTTCCTCTGGTTGAGGATTATCCTCTTGATAACTTTCATATATTTTAGTTATCTCTGTAGTAATTCGCTTCCATTCATCAGACCTTCCCTTATACTTATTCCATGCGGAACCTTGTATAAGTAAAGCAATATCCTCTATAGGTATTTGTTTCTTGACCATGTCACTTTCTAGAGACCATAATACCTCGGACCTATTTCCTGGAGTAACCTTGTTATCCGAGTATTGTAAAAGCCTAGATGTTTTATTTCCTAATTGTTTTCGATATTTGGATAGCAGAGTAATGAAGTCCGTAGTGGATTTTAAAGAACTCTTATCAGTTGTTTTATCTGGCAAACTAGTAAATTCATCTTTGGAATATACAGCGGCTCTATCCAACCATAAAAGCTTTCCTACTACCGAGGGTTCATATTTGAAATTTGAAGTTCCTGGGATTCTTAGAACCTGTGTAATATCCCATCCACCTTTGTCAGCTCCAACGTGGTAAGTAAGTTTCTTATTGATTTCCTTAAGCTCAGAGGGTTTTATATTCTTATCTAACCACCATATGGCCTGATACCTATTTTCTGATGATTTCCAAGCTATTGTTGGGTTAATCGTACATTCCTCAGGTTTAACAAAATCTAAATCGGCATATAATATGTTTGAGGGTAAAGCGTGTATCTCTAATCTCTTGTTAGTACTAAATATTAGAGGACACCAATAAAGGTCGGTTTTTTCCTTTATTATTAAGGAAGAAAGTAACTTTTCAATTTCCAATTTACCGGAGGGCCATTGAAAAGAATAATCTTTCCATTCTCCTTTGCATTTCTTACTAATAAATACGAAACCTTTTTGCTTTTGTCTATTCCAGGTCTCAAAACAAGATTTTAATTCTTTTGAATTGGGTTTTATCATCCCTACTCCTCCAGTCTTGAACCATGGGGTTTTTTATACCTTAGCGGCCATATAGGGGGTAAATCTAATTCAATAAATACCCAGCACCACCCTACCTTTGTACCACTGATGAATTTCTTCCTGATGGCATAGCGTACACTTTTTGGAGTTACTCCATACCTTTTGGCTACCTCATCCAAGCTTATAAATTCTACGGCCAACCTAACCAACTCCTTCTTATTAAAATAGTTACCAGTACATTATATAAGACCCTTTTGCTTCTGTAAATAGCCAAATTCTCCACTTTCCTAGAAGTAGCTTCCTTTAATAATACATATATTTTATAAATATTTTCAACCCATCTCAAAATATATATTTTTAGTATGGGAGAATTTTACTGTTTCAATTTTGCATATTTATGATATAATAGTTTAGTAGGATAAAAAATATGGAGGACCTAAGATGATAAAAATAATTATTGTAAGGGGGTTAAAAAGCTCCACCAAGTGTTTCACAGATGATGAACATGGAAACAAGATATTTGAAGCTTTGAAACCCCATTATGAAGAAATTTTTAAAGTTTCCTATACAGAGGCTTTTTCACCTCCAGAAGGATATCAACCCAACTTTCCTAGAAAAACCTGGTGTCCCTACTGCTCCGCTGAAAGGAGATTCAAGAAGAACCCCATCCAAGATTGTTACATATGTTCCATCTGTGGTATTTCAGAGAGAGACTTCTGGATAAAGAAATACAACGATATATGGAAATATGAAGCATTAGGAGGTAATACCAGAAAGGTTCGTAAGGCATTCAAATCCTTAAAAACGCAGAAGGATTCTTCTGTGGAGAACCTTGGAACATCCAAAAGTGATAGAAGGAAACAAAGAAAAAAACTTAGAGACAGTAAGGCCAATAAATAAAAGGAGGAAATTATATGTTCATCATTGCAGAAGGCTTTGATAATTCGGGGAAGACTACCTTATTAACCAAACTTTCTAAGGAATTAAGCATTCCCGTAACTCATTCCCCTGGACATGGAATTGATCTAAGAGAATCCTTAAGCCAGATTATTGAAGATAGTAAAAATCAGGACATGTTAAGAGATAGGATTTGTTTAGTATCGGAGGAAGTTTATGGTAAAATACTCCGAGGAAAATCCGAATTTGATTCTGATAGTAACACCTGGTGGCTCTCGTTAATAAAGGCTCAAAAACCCATATTAATATTTTGTAGGCCTCCTACTGAGAATATAATTGGTGATATGACTGGTAGAGAACAGATGGAGGGAGTAATAACTCATTCTAGGAGTTTGCTAAGAAGATATGATGAAGTCTTTACCTATTTAAAACAAGAGTATGGAGATTCTTTAAATCTTCTTACTTATGACTATACACAGGACCCTGAAGCTACCCAAATTTTAGATGATATAAGGAGGATTAATCAATGAATGTAAAAGATGTTGAAGAAACCATGGATGGAACTAATCAAGACCGTTTGGTATTAATTTTTAATCGTCAGAGAGAACTAATGGAAAAGTACCACCATATTGAAAAAAATCTTAGGTTAACTCCAGATTGTCCCGTAAGCCTTCATGATTCTAAGGGGCAATTACTATTAAAAGATTTTGCCTGGAGAACCACAGAAGAACTAGCCGAGGCCATAGATGCCATTGAGAATGGTGAAAGCGAAGAACATATTAAGGAAGAAGTAGCTGATGCTTTACACTTTTTAGTAGAGATGGGAATACTCTCAAATATTACTCCAGATATTCTATTAACACTTGACCCTGATGAGCTGCCACCTCATGACTATTTAGAAACCTTATTCTCCCTGTGGACCTATGAAAATAAACTTAACTACTCGGAAGCCTTTACCCAATTTATAGTTAGGTTGGGTATGGTATGTCATACTCTAAAGAATAAACCTTGGAAACAAACTCAAATGTTAACTGATATAAAGGAATACACTACCCGATATATTGAGACTTTCCATTACTTTATTAGGTTTTGCATCTCCATTGACCTACAACCCGAAGAATTATTTCAGCTATATTTTAAAAAATCAAAAGTTAATGCTTTCCGTATTAGGTCGAGTTATTAGGAGGACCCCATGAACTTAAGAGAACACTGGATTAATTTCATAGAAAAAGTTTTATTCGAAGTTCCTGCAAGCCACATAGAATTCAGTGGACATAAATTCGTTGACAGTTTGATTCTTACCATTCCAGGAAAAGACTGGCAAAAGAAGGACTCTGGCTTTGATATTACTGAGTTAGGGTACGCAAGTAAAAAATCAAAGTTCAGTCAACTCAAAAGAATATATTATTCTCCTGAGAATATCTCAATGGCTAAAACTAAGATGGAAGATAGGGAGGAAAAGGATTTTACTTCCGTAAGCATTTCAACCTTGGCTGGAGCTAAAAACTCCAAAAGCCAGGGCCATTGCATCATTAGTATAATTATTAGTAAGATATTATCTACCGGGGAGGTAAATGTATCAGTATTTTATAGAAATACCGAGCTAATAAGAAAGTTTGGAGCTGATTTATTATTCTTAAAAGAGGTTGTTATACCTGATATTCTAGGAGATATTCCTATTAAGAAGATAAGTTTCCACTTTGCAAATGCTTTCTTCTCACCCATGTTTCTTCCTGTGTTAATACCCTATATTGTAAATATACCTGCATTTCTGGGTTCAGTAAAATCATTAAACCATCCAAGAATTTGGAAAGCCTGTACTTGGGGACTTAAGATTCCCATATTAAAGCCAGACCCTGAACATTATCAATATAGGTCTAGAAAGAACATGCATCAAATGGGTATTAATCACTATAAGAACCTGCTACCCGAGCATTTAGAATCAATTAAGAAATATATCAAAGGTCTAGTTGAAGATATTGAATAAGGAGGTACTATATGAAACATTTCTTCCCCATGAATCCTAAGGAGATCAAAGATATTGAGAAACTACAGGCTTTAATTAAGAACCCCAAATGGTGTATACAGCTAAAGAAAGATGGTGTTAGAGGAGAATTATATATAACATCCACAGGCAATAGGATATTTGGTAGAAACTGCGGTGTTAAAAGCCCCTTTCCTTTAGAATTAACCCATAACCTACCCACCATTGCTAGATGGAAGTTTCCTAAGCATTTTCATGGTATTACCTTTGATGTAGAAATTTACATGCCAGGAAAGACAGCTGCAGAGATATCCGGAGCCATAAATCCCAATCGAGTTGAACCCCCTGTTAAGTATGAACCTCAAATAGAGTTTTGGTGTTTTGATATTCCTCTATATAAAGAGCAAGAAAATCCCTTTACTCAGGGAGAAAGAATTAAAATGTATGAAGCTCTCTTCAAGCCTTACAGGAATAATTTGAACCTACTACATACTCTAAGATGTATAGAAACCCTATATGAAAATAAGTCTCAATACCTTTCCAAATGGTTAGAAAGTGGGGAAGAGGGTGGAGTATTAAAGAACCTAGATAGCTTATATCTTTATTCATATGAAAAGGAGGGGAAGAGGTCCGCTGATACTTGGGTAAAATGTAAGAAAGGGTTTGAAGATGATTATGTCATATGTGGATTCTCACCTCCAGAGCATTATTATAAGGGAGATAAACTATCCACATGGAAATACTGGGAAACTCCTGAGGAATATTTTTATGAAGGACCTAGAAAAAATCCTCAAGATAAAGCCATTACTAAATTCCATTATCATGGTTGGATAGGAGCTTTATCCTACGGGATAGGGGTAAACCCTAAAGAACTCGATAAACATTGCAAAAAACATGGCGTTATAATACCTACTATTGAGGCTAGAGAAACTACCTTTGCTATCCTGGGTACGGTATCAGGTATAAATGACTCACTTAGAGAGAAAATTAGTCAGAACCCCATTAAATATCTATATCAAGTAATAAAAATATCTGGGATGGAGCAATATCCAGATACTCTAGCCATTAGACATCCCAATTTGAAGGAAGTAAGATGGGACAAAAATGCTGAAAATTGTATTTTTAAATTCAAGAATAAAACTATGTAACTTTGGCTATAAATATGATATAATAAAGTTATTAAATATAAGGAGGACAGACAATGAGGTTATATGATAATTTTAAGGAAGCTTTCGGAGAAGTAGCAAGAGATATTGTTGAAATGGGTATCAAAGTAAACCCCAAAACCTACCAAGATAAGGTGATTGAAGGTAAGACTGAGTTTGAGACTCTTGAGGTTCAGAATTATATTTACACAGTAATAAATCCCAAACTTACGGACCTAAATCCCATACAACCCTGGGCAGACCAAGAGTTTGAGGAAAGAATATCCTGTGAGGCCGTAAACCCTGGTGAAGCCTGGAAAACTAGGCCTGAGGTCTGGACTGAGTTTCTAAACAAGGATAATAAATTTCATTATACTTACAATGAGAGAATACGTAGGCTTGACCAACTAGATAGAATAATAGAAAGGCTTAATTTAGATTCTGACTCCAGACAATGTTTCTTATCCATTTGGGATGCTTTTGATATCTTTAATTTAGGTGGTAGTGGAAGAATTCCTTGCTCTTTGGGATACCTATTTCAAATAAGAGGTGGAGCTCTAAATATGACCTACTTGATGAGGTCCTGTGATTTCTTTACTCACTTCACTAATGATGCTTATCTGGCATTAAAACTCCAACATTATGTTGCCATGAGATTAGGTATACCAGTTGGACAATTTACTCACTGGATGGCTTCACTTCATATGTATCGCAAAGATTCTGGAGGTATTTTCTAATTATGAATAATAGAATAAATAGAGATTATTTATGCCTTCAAATAGCCAAATTAATTGCACTTAGAGGAACTTGTAAAAGGGCTCAGGTAGGAACAGTCATAGCTATTAATGGAAGAATCATCTCTACTGGATATAATGGGGCCCCTAGTGGGCTTCCCCATTGCATTGACTGGGGATGCATAATTGGAGTTGATGGAGGTTGCATCCGTACCTCACATGCGGAGGCTGGAGCCATTGCCTTTGCTGCAAGAAGAGGATTATCCCTAGAAGGGGCAACTCTTTATTGTACTCTGTCACCTTGTTTGAACTGTGCTAAACTCATTATTAACTCAGGAATTAAGGAAGTTATATACTGTGAGAAATATAAAAATCACGAAGGACTTGATCTTCTAGATGGAGCAGGAATTGTTCATCATCATATGGAGGTTCAGGATGCCTAGAGATAAACTCTGTTCAAGCTGTGAATTAGGAGATACAACCCACCAAGTATGTTCTTGGGGACAAGGTCCTAAGAATGCAAAAGTTATGTTAATAGGAGAAGCTCCTGGAGCACGAGAGGAAGACCTAGACAAACCTTTTCAAGGTAAGTCGGGAAAATTACTGGAGGAATTTCTACTAAAGGCGGGCCTTCATAGAAAAGACCTTTATATAACAAATGCAGTAAAGTGTAGGCCCCCTGATAATAGAACACCCTCCAAGAAAGAAATTGCTATTTGTAAATACCATCTTGAGGATGAGATTAAAGAGATAAAGCCGCAGTATATTTTAGTATTGGGAGCTACCGCTTTTACTAGTATATTTAATAAAGCAGGTATTATGGAGCATAGAGGAAGTATTATAGAAAAAGGTGGTATTTCATACCTAATATCTTTACACCCTTCAGCTGCCTTGAGAATGCCAAAATTAAGGCCTCTTATGGAGGCAGACCTAACTCGATTCAAACAGTTAATGGATGGAAAACTAGAAGAGAATTCTTCCATGGAATGGACTCTAGTAAATGATATCCCCAACCTAAAGGCTTTTATAAGAGATTTAAAAAGTGCAAAATCCATAAGTTATGATATTGAATGTTCAAGCCTTAATGGCTTAGACCCCAATTCTTATATATATTGTATTGGGTTCTCCACCAAACGTAGGAGTTGGGTTATTCCCTTTGATTATCCTGAGAGTAACTTTAGAAACAAGAATGTTCAATATAAATTAATTAGGATTATAGAAAAGGTCACAAGGGGAAAAAATTTAATAGCTCATAATGGGAAGTTTGATAATAAGTGGATAAAATCCAAGTACGGACTTCAGATGGAACAAACTTTTGATACCATGTTGGCTTCCTTTATCCTGGATGAAAACCGTCCCCATGGATTAAAGCCTTTATCCAAGATGTACCTTAATGCATCCGACTATGACCTTAAATTTCCTTTTGATGTAAGAAATGTACCGCTAGAAACTCTGGCTAAATACTGTGCTTATGATGTTAGATATACGCTTCAATTATATTACCTATTTAAAGAGCAGTTAAAAGAGGATGCTCACCTTAGTAGAGTATTTTATGGTTTAATAATGCCAGCTTCTAAATACCTAGAGCTAACTGAGACTGAAGGGGTATATATTGATCAAGAGAAATACCCCGTGGCATTAAAACAAATTACACAGGAAGTATCAGATTTAGAAAAAGAACTATGTAAAATTGCTGGCAAGACTCTTAACTGGAATTCTTCACCTCAGATGGCCAACTTGCTATTCACCGAACTAAAACTTCCCGTATTAGAAACTACACCCACTGGAAAGCCTTCTACCTCAGGAGAAAATGTTTTGCCTAGACTTAGAGATAAACATCCAATCATTAATGTACTTTTGGATTATAGGGAGAAAATAAAATTATCCCAATTCCTTATTAGTTGGGGAACTATGATGGATAGGACGGGTAGAGTACATCCTAGTTTCAAATTACATGGTACCGTTACCGGAAGATTATCCTGTAAAGACCCTAACTTTCAACAAGTTCCCCGAGATGTATTCCTTAGGTCATTATTTACAGCTCCCCAGGGTTGGGTATTTGTAGAGGCAGATTATTCACAGGTGGAACTTCGAGTTGCCGCTATGTTAGCAAATGAAACCAATATGAAGAGAGCATATCAGACGGGGCAGGATATTCATCAAAATACCGCCTCTTTAGTAATGGGTATTCCAATGGATAAGGTAACGAAAGAGGATAGAAAGAAAGCCAAGGCCGTAAATTTTGGATTTCTATATGGAATGAGTTCCAAAAAATTCAAGGATTATGCTCGAGATAAATACCAAGTAACTCTCACTGATAATGAAGCTTCTCAATTTAGAACCAGATTCTTTGATGCTTATCCTGAATTATTAGCCTGGCATGACAGACAAAGAAGAATAGTTCAGAAGTATGGATATGTTAGAAGCCCCATTGGTAGGAAGAGAAGGCTTCCCGAAATTAATTCACCGGATAGAGGAGTTAAGGCTGAGGCAGAAAGGCAGTCGATAAATAGCCCAGTACAAGGATTTGCCTCTGATATGTGTTTATTCTCAATGGTTAGATTATCTCAAGAAATTCCTAGGGATCAATTTAAAGTGGTTGGATTAGTACATGATGCTATGATGGGTATTATAAAAGAAGAATATGTTGACCTCATAGTTCCCAAAATAAAGCAGGTAATGGAGGACATGGCAACTGTGGAGAAAGTGTTTTATACTTCCATATCAGTACCTATTGAGGTAGATGTAAAAATAGGACCTTGGGGGTCTGGAAAAGATTGGACTCCAAATAAACCTAAAGAGAGAGAATAGTTATATACAGAGACAAGTAAGTTATGATATAATAGCTATATTAAACTAAACTAGAAAGGAGGAACTACGATGATAGTATTATCCCATTCAAAAATAAGGTCTTGGAAAAGTTGTCCACAGAAGTTTTACTATCGAGAAGTAGAACAACTAGAACCAAGGTTATCACCACCAGCACTTCAACGAGGAAGTTTAATACACTCCATGATAGAATTTTATTATCTAAATAAGGATTGGAAAATACCCCTAAAAGAATTCAAGAAAATATGGGATGAACTTCTAGAGGAAGAACAAGACTATTATGGAGGAAACCTCCCCGAAGAAGCTGAACGCATGATGAAAGGATATATAAATAAGTATAAGGGTTATAAAGAAAAACCCTTACTAGTGGAATATAGTTTTAGGGATAATCCAATTGAAATAATACCAGGAATAGCTTTCAAAGGAGTTATTGACTTACTTCTTAAAAATGAGAAAGGCACCTGGTTGGTAGAACATAAAACTCACAAAAAGATTCCATCAGAAGAGGAAAGATTCCTAAATATGCAAACCGTTATCTATGTTCTAGTAGCACAGAAACTCGGATATAAAGTTGATGGCATACTGTGGAATTACATTAGAACTAAGCCCCCAACCATACCAAAAACTCTGGTAAAAGGCGGACTTAGTAGAGCCAAAGATATTGATACCGATTATGATACTTATTATCAAGCTATTATTCAAGCTGGAGAAAACCCAGATGATTATAGAGAAGAACTTCAAAGAACCTCAAGAAATGAGTTTTATGTTAGAAAATACATGCCTCTATCTGATAGAGTTATACAAGGTGTAATTGCTGATATAAAAGTGGTTGCCTATCAGATGGACAAACTAAAGAATTATCCCTTTAGAGCTCTTAATTCCATGACCTGTAGAATGTGTTCATACAAAAGCATTTGTCAGGCTGAGATGTTAGGATTGGATTCTACCTTAATTAAGAAATTTGAATTTAAAATTATTGAGAGAAAGGATGATGTAAAAAGTGAAGAAGAGGACCAAGACTAGAAGTTCCACAAGTTCTGATATCTCAGATAGATTCATTGATGTAAAAGAAATACCTGTTTATGTAAAGGCTTTAATCTATGGACCTTCAGGAACTGGAAAAACAACCTTCATGGGAAGTTTCCCCAAGCCCCTCCTCGTAATAGATTGCAGGGATATGGGAACCAAAAGTATTAGAACTGCCCCTGATACAAAGGTTCTATCTGTTACTTCATGGAATGATATAGAGGAAGCTTATTGGTATCTAAAGAATAACCCCACCAAATTCAAATCAGTAATTTGGGATACTATAACCCAAGCACAAGACCTCTGCATGAAGAAAGTAAAGGGTCAAACTTTAGAATCCGCATCAGGTAAAACAACCCGAAATGCCTGGGGAGAAGTTGGAGAGATGATGAAAAGCTGGATTCTTCTATTCAGAGACTTGGATATGCATGTTGGATTCACAGCTCAAGACCGTTTGAAAAGCAATGAAGAAGAAACTGAGGATGATATGATGGTTCCACAAGTTGGACCCTTTGCTTCTCCTTCTGTGGTAAAGATACTTAATGCCGCTGTAGATGTAATTGGTTATTCATTTATTCGAGAGATTGAGGTCAAGAAAACTAACCCCAAAACCAAAAAAATAAAAACCTCAATAGAAACACAATATTGTTTAAGAGTTGGACCCCATTCACGCTATATTACTAAGATTCGTAATGAAGCCGGCAAGGAATATCCACATATTGTAGTTAACGCTAAATATGATGATATATTAAAAATAATCCTATAGGAGGACGAAAAAATGGCTAAGAAAGACAAATCAGTATCTAAAAGAATTGTAAAGGTGGACCTTTCACAGGTAGAAACTAAGCAAGTTTTACCCGAGGGAGATTACAAAGTATCAATAAGAGAAGTTTCTCAGGAAACCGGTGAATCATCTGGAAAAAGCTATCTTAAGTGGGTATTAGAAGTTGAATCCGGAACTCACAAAGGAGCTACTCTATATTATAATACTACCCTACAACCTCAGGCTCTATTCAGTTTGAAAAATATCCTATTAGCTTTAGGAGTTAGTATTCCAAAATCAATAATGAGTTTGGACCTCGATTCATTAGAAGGATTAGAAATGATGGTAGGAGTAGGACAAGAGATTTACGATGGTAAGAAGAAAAATGAAATTATTGATACTTATCCTTTAGCTGAAGATGGAGAATCTGAGGAAGAGGATGAAGAGGATGAAGAGGAAGAAGAGGAAGAGGGGGAAGATGATAAATCTGTTGATTACTCTGAACTTTCTAAGGATGAATTAAAAGCTTTATGCAAAGAACGTGGAATTAAATTGGCTAAGAAAACTAAATTAGCTGAGATGGTCAAATTATTAGAAGCCTCTGATGAAACTGAGGACTCTGAGGATGATGAAGAAGAGGGACCTGACTACTCAGCTTTAACTTTGGAAGAACTGCAAGATGAGATAGCTGATAGGAAACTTAAGGCCCCAAAGAAACCAACTATCGAAAAACTCATTGCTATATTGGAAGAAGATGACGAGGAATAAATTTGATAAGGCCTTCGGGCCTTCCTCCTTGGGGGTTTATAATTATGTTGGAATCAACATTGGTTAAAAATATTATAAAAGCCTTAAATAAACATACCCAGAAAAGATCTCTATGGATTAAAATTCATGGAGGTCCTTTTCAAGTGGCTGGATTGCCTGACATAATAGGTCTTTATAAAGGAACATTTTATGGATTTGAAGTAAAATGCCCAGGTAAAGAAGATACCCTTACACCACTACAAAAACATTTTATTAAGAAAATTAATGACTCTGGAGGTATAGCCAGAATGGTTGTTTCTGTGGATGAAACTATCAAGTCCCTAAAATAGTTAAATTATTTTTAAAATACCCATTTACTTTAAGCATTTATTGTCTTATGATATTATAGAGGTGATATATTAAATGGTAACTGTGAAGAACGCACTAAAGGAAATGCTTGAAGACTGCGATGGAGCTTCAACCCAAGATAAAGTGGGATTCAATAAATTTGACTCTCAAATTGTTAGAAGCATATTTAATCAGGATGCATGGACCTTCAAACAAGAACAGTTGGTTCTAAAAATCTTGAAGAAATACCATAAACAATTATCCCGTAAAGGAATATCTTATGATGAACTCATCTGTGAGAACAAGGAAATTCCTATTGAGGGTACTACCATACCAACTTTCTTACCCTATTTAGACTACAAAGAAGGCAAATTTACTCTAAAAATTTCCATTGAAAATAAGGATTTGGCCAAAAATTTACCCAATGCAAGGTGGATAGCTTCTGAACGCATTTGGCGCTACCTTAATACGATTGAATTTGTAACTAGTATAATTCCTATTAAGGACCTAGTTGAGATCTCTGAATCGGCTAGAAAACAACTCAATTCTACCTATAAAAAACATGTAGATGGAATTAAAAATCAAGAATCTAAAAATATTAAAATTTCACAGGTGCAAGAAATTAAGAAGAGTTCCTCAGTATCAGGAACTTTACCCATAAAATCCAAGGCCTATGACCATCAAATAAAGGCATTTAATATTGGAATGTCTTTGGATAAAGCCGGATTATTAATGGAACAGGGAACAGGTAAAACATTACCCGCCATAGGAATTGCTGGAGCTAGATTTCTAAATGGCCAAGTAAAAAAATTACTCATAATAGCCCCTCTTTCGGTATTATCTGAATGGAAGAGACAATTTAGAGAACATGCAAATTTTAATTATGATTGCCTGATATTGGGAGGATTAAAAAATAAAGAGGAGGAGTTAAAAGGTTATAAACCAGATCCCTCTTCATTACAAATCGTTCTTGTTAATTATGAATCTTCCTGGAGACTAGAAAAAGCTCTCAGAGAATGGAAACCCGACATGATTATCTGTGATGAAAGCCAGAAGATAAAAAACTCTAGGTCTAAACAGGGTAAGGGTATAAAAAATATAGGGGAGAAAACACCCTATAAGCTAATCCTTACTGGAACACCCGTCTCACAGAGTCCCTTGGATTTCTTTGGTCAATACCTATTTCTAGACCATGAGATATTGGGTAAAAGTTACCCCAAGTTTCGTAATGAATACGCCACCATGGGAGGCTGGATGGGGAAAGAGATAACTGGATATAAGAACTTAGAACAACTCTGTCAAAAGGTTCATAGTATAGCCTACCGTGTAACAAAGAAGGATGCTTTAGAACTACCTGATACTATAGATCAAATACTTTATTCTAAGCTAGAACCTTCCACTATGAAAATGTATAAGGAAATGAAGAAGGAAGCCCAATTGTTACTAGAGGGTGGAGAAATTACAGCTCCATTAATGTTAACTCGTATACTCAGACTTCAACAAATAACTGGGGGATTCATTAAAACGGATGAAGGTAATTTAGTACAGGTTAGTGATTCAAAATTAAAGGTTCTGGAGGACAAGATTGAAGATTTAGTAGAATCAGGAAAGAAGGTAGTAATATTTGCTAGGTTTATACCCGAGATTGATGCAATCTCAAACATCATGAAGAGAATGAAAATAAAATCCCATATACTAAAAGGTGGGGTATCGCAGCAGGACCGAGAATCTATGATAAATAATTTTCAAAATGATAATGAATCCAAAGTATTTATAGCACAGATATCCACAGGAGGGGTAGGTATAACTCTTACGGCCGCTGACACCGCCATATTCTACTCTGTGGATTTTAGTTTAACCAATCATGAACAAGCCAAGGCTAGAATACATCGTATAGGGCAGGATAAGAAGGTTACCTATATTCATATATTATCCGAGGGAACCATCGATGAACATATATTGGAGGTTCTACAAAGTAAACGAGACGTAGCAAAGATGGTAGTTGATGATCTAAAGAATATACTTACACATAATTAAAGGAGGAAGAATTTATGGCTAAGTTACCAAAGGAAGTTGAAAAGGCAATTGGAAAATCTCAAAGAAGTACCGAGGTATTTGATTTGGAGTTACAAAGGTTAATGAATGAAATTGAAGAGGAATTAAAAAACTCACCCCAAGAGGATATGGCTCCCTGGGAGGATAATACGCCAAAGAATACAAAAAAAGTCAAAGAATTACCCGAAAAGAAAGTTAAGAATAAAGAGAAGGCTTCCGTGGCTCCAGAAAAGGCCAAGATTCCTAAGAAGGAACCTAAAGAGGGTGAAACTATGATAACTCTAAAAGAACTTTCCTCTGAGTTGGGGATGGATGCCAAGAAGATAAGAAAATGGCTTAGAAATAATATGGAAGCTAGGTCTGAAGGACGTTGGGAATGGTCCGCTAATGACCCTGAATTAGATAAGATTAGAAAATCCATTAAATAATATAAAAATCTTTGGGATAAACCATTTACAATTCGCTCATAATATCTTATGATTAAAAGGTACCAATTAAATATTAGGAGGAACAGAAAATGACCATAGAAGGATTTTCAATAAAAAGAGGTAATGGCACCATAAAAGTACAAGCTGAAGGATATGCAGAACAGGTATGTTACACAATGGAGGAAGTCGGAGAATACCTATATAACATGGCACCTAATAACGACATTGGTAATAGAGCCTGTCAAAAATTCGCTAAGCACATGGGAATGAATTATAGTAATAAACCTTTTCTAAAATAGTATAAGCTAAGATAAGCCACCCCAATATGGAGTGGCTTTTCTCAGTGTTTTAGCAAATAATCTTTCTAGCCAAATTCTTTATTAGTTCTGCCACAAATAATGGGTCAGGTTGACTTCCTGCAACCGTATGGTCTAACCAATACTTAGAATCAAGAAGAGGCTTTCCATCAGCTTTAGTGTAACTTGATAATATTTGAATATCACTTTTGAGCTGTACATCTTCAGTCATTTTAGGAACCCCCATCTCATTAATTAATTCTTGTACCCCATCTCTAAAGTCATCCACGGTCTTGCCAAATTTTATAAAATAGCTAATAGGGTCTTGATGGTCTGTTTCTTTCCATTTGTCAGATACTTCCGCATGTGACATGAGATTATCTTTTGTGACCGTTAAAATCTTACTATTGAAAAACAAATAAGCCGTAAGCCATGTGGAGCGTTTCCAAATCTCATTGAATCGTATAAGGCTATTAGTATGGCACATTTCAATTCCCCAAAATTTCCTATTTGCTGTGTGTCCCGCATGCCATGAAATTTCTGACCAAGGAATACATTGAGTTATACTGTCATGGTCAATAAAAGCATGTGCAGAAGCTCCCCTATATGAATCATTAAAATATTTCCATTCACTTTCATCAGAATCATTTGGACTAGCTGTTTCATGTATTACTACCCCAATTGATTTTAGGGTTTCTCCTGACCGATTTTTACCAATATATCTTTGGATTATTTCATAGAGCATTATTTTTCACCCTCCTTGACAACACACCTTTCAACTGTACATAGACGTTGGTTGATATTTTCCAAGGTATCAGTAACTTTATCCAGATGAGCAAGTAGTCTCTCCTGGAGTTCTTTACTATCTAGACGAATCTGTTCCTCTCTACGTTTGCTATCTTCTCTCATGTCGTTATAAAGCTTGTATGCCCATCCTGCAAATATTGCTGCTATTCCCAATTGTGGTACTAATTCTGATAAGTCCATTTGATAACCCCCTATAAATTTTATAATTCTTGTAATTGTTGACATAACAATTTTTTATCGTTGAACCTTTGAAGTGTATCCTTGTGCAAATCGGCATCAGTTAGTACGCCTTTAGCTTTAAGCACCTTAAACAAATCTTCTGCGTCTCTGGATGATTTTCTATCGAGTGCATCCAACTGCTCTTGTATTTTGACAACATCTTTAGCAATTTCATCAGGATGCTTTTTGGTACACTTGCCATTTTTGTAGTAGATAGCATCTACAGGAACACTCTCAACCTCAACCACATCCACCATGTCAAGCTGAATAAGACTTCCACCGCTCATGCGTACCCAACTAATATCAACTATCTCCTTGCTTTGAAGTGTATCAACGATACAGTGATTATTTTTATTGACTATAATATACATTATTTGTTACCTCCTATGCTGTTCTCTTTAGTCCAAATACTGTACACGAGCCTCTGACCGGAAAAGCATGTTGATTTGTATCAATGCTAGCATACAGCGATTGTCCAGCCGTCAATATTATTGGTTCGTTAGACATGCCAATTCGTACTGATTCTGCTGTGGCTGGCGATGATGCTGTTTGATTTACTATATTTGATGTTGAGTACATCTTATTATTTGCAAGAGTGCCATTGTAATATAGGCTACCAGTATGGTCAATTGCTATGTCTGTAGTCATAAAAAACCCACTCATGTTGCTTTTCAAATACAAACTACTAATTTCAATTTGTTCTCCTACGCCTGCCGTTGCTACTTTTACGCACATTGAAGCTTGGTTTAATACGTTATAATTTTGTGTTAACATACCGCACACAAACTGATTGTTGTATTGAGACAGATAGCTAAATGTTAATTCACCAGTTTTTGTAAATGTTATATTAACTAGTGTATCGGTCTTTCTTGTTGGGTAATTGTATTTTTGTGTTGCTATTTGTATATCCAACACTGCTCCAAATGTAATAACTGTACTTGCTACACTCCCAACACTAGCCCCAACACCTACTGCTGTACCTGAGTTATTGCTACCGCTTACGGCAAACAATGTGCTTGATATAATTGCTACTCTTGGCACTCTCGCAGCATAATTGTTGCCATCAAAAGTATACTCACTTGCTCCTGCGGTAATTGTTGTAGTAGATATAGTACCTATCTGTGCATTGCCACAGTTACTAGCTGTTACGTCAGTATAAGCTAAAACAAAAGCCGTAGCTGATAATGCACCAATACTTGGATAGCGTATATCAGCACTACCACCAAATGCTGCCAATCCTGCCGTATTAGGAGTTATTGTTGTAGTAGACAAAGACAAGGTAACAACTTGTGTTACTGTAGCCGATACCCTATATACCACACTAGCAAGAGTGGCAGAATGTATACACACCTGATTTAGAGAAATATATCCTGTAATGTCTGTTGTCGCCTTAAAAATCGCTTCCGCTCCAAGTGTTATATTGTTTATATCTGTTGTTACAGCCACGATACACTGTCCATTCGTAGTAGTATTAGCATAAGCAATTAACACCTTTTCAGTATCCCATAATTGAGCACCAATTGGAGTGCAAGTTGAAGCATCCTTAAACTCTTTTTCTGTTCCAAGCGTTGGCACTGTTCCTGCTACGGTGCCTGCTATTATGTAACCATCATCATCCCCAGCATGAACATATACTATTGCGAATTTTGTGTCAGATATTCTAACAGGTATAATATGTTTTACCAAACCATTGTAAAATTGTACTGCTGTACCCCATTCAATGCAAAAATCCGATACTCTCGTGCCAAATTGCACCATACCCTTTGCGTTTGTCACATCATTATAAACCGCCATTATCACCGTTGACGACAATTCGCAATGGTTAGCGTATGTTGCTTGATTGATTACATCCTCGTGTATTACGCTTGCAATGCCTGGTATTTCTACTTGATTGCTATATGCTTCTTTGTGCGCAAAACTGTCTAAATAGGCCATTAAAATATACCTCCTAACGCTATAGCGTCTAAATCTTGAATAGCCCTAAAAGCATCATAAATACCTTGCTCTATATGATTCATATTAGTAGAACTTAGAGCAGTTCCTGCAGCCGTTCCAATATAAACTAATTTTATATCTGCTGTTACAATTGCACTTGCTTGGGTTTTTATATCATACCTATTATCTCCATCTACCCATACAGTTTTTACATAACTCATAAATTTCCTCCTTTATACTAGTTCTACAGTCCATACGATTGTTAGAGATTGTGACAAGGTTTTTGTTAATGCAAGAACTTGATTTGCAAAGGCTGTTCCAGAATCTAAGGTAGGGGAAGACCCATTACCCTCAAGCTCTACTCCTACTATGGTATCATTACCCTCTAATTCTGAAAAGAAAAATATAAATTGATACTTTGAAGATGATATGGGTGTAACCGATTCATAGGTCTTTCTTAAGTATTCTCCTCCTGAATTAAGTAAGGCTATATGAGCAATACTATCAAGAGAAGCGGTAACTGCTGCAGATAGCACCAGAGCATTCGCTGCTGCTGTAATTGACATTTATATCCCTCCTTAAATATAAAATGGACCTGCGTAAGGCATACCAGCCATTAGGTAGTCATGTACTGAAAAAGAAATTCCGTCGTCTTGTAATGTTGGAGCTACTATAATATCACCAAAGGTTCTATACTGCTCTACCACACTGTCAAGATCTCCATTAACTACTTTCTCAAGTTGATCTAGTCTCTTATTAAATTGCTTTAAGATGTCAGTGATATCATCCACCCTATTTTCTAGGGATAGATTAATTACCACAGGCTTGGTTGGGGTGGAACTATAGGAAGTTGATTTGATAATTAAGTCATCATCAATACCCAAATCGGGTATTGTAACTCTTACCGCCTCACCTGCCCTATAATTTCCAGAAAAGGGAGATATACTACCAACCAAAATAGGATTTGCATGTTTGTTAAGATAAGTAATACCTATCTGAGTAGCTAAATCTCTATCATTTGTGGTAACTTTAATGATATCTTCTAGTTGTCCATAAGTGGTGGAACTTGGGTCATTATAAAGTACCAATCTAACAGGATATTCATAATGATATGTTATTACTGCAGTTCCTGTGGTAGTTAGTGCGGGAATTAATAGTTTTTCATTATAATTTAATAGAAAATCATAAGCACTAGCCAAATCAACATTTTGTATGCCTACTGTCTTGGAGGCTGTACCTATTTTCACAGCAATTCTATGTGGTTTATAATCCAGGGTTATATTTGCAGTTGTTACTACCACAGTTTGCGAGGCTGTAACCCCTGATATAGCATTTGCTCCTTTTACCCATAATTTATTAACCAACTTACTAGAATCATATGCGAATGAGGCAGTACCCTTATGATAATTATTATAAGTTATAGAGGCTGTGTTAAAACTAACCTTCTGGGAGTAGAAATTGAAAACTAAATCTTTATCTATATTCCATCCAAACCCACTAAGTGCACATAATTCCTCTAAGACATCCCATAAGAATCTATCAGAATAAACTACATTGACTATGGTTGCTGAGGAATCAATATTCAAAGCGGTAACAAATGGTAGGTATGCAGTAGCTAAAGCACTCACAATGGAGTCCAGGGTAGAATTAGCCGTATAAGCTTCATTTACTATAATATTTTGGGTTTTTGCTGCATATTCTAATCCTTCCACAGTGACCACCTTCAGGGGTCCATTTTTGGTTACTGGAGGATTTTGTATGAATCCCCTGAAGATATGACCATCCTGATTTATTACTACATCTGTACCTACCACTAAAGACGTTAGCGAGGCAGTTGCATGAAAAGGTAATGCCATACTAAAATTTCCTGCTCTATCTGTGGTAGACTGTTGAGTAGTAACCGATTCATATACTTTGATAGTTTCTGAAGCAGTTGTAGAAGGTGGTGTTATTACTATGGTTGTCAATAGAAGCCACCCCCTATAGCAGAAGCATATTTTTTATTCATTTTATTGCTTATAATCTCCACAAGTTCGTTCATCCCACTGGAACCTACTAGAGTTCCCACGGTCACGCTGATGTTTCCAAATGCACCATTGGGAGTTACTGAACTTCCTCGGGGTAAGTTTACTAACTCAGGTCCAAATTCACCAACCAGGGACATCCCACCAGATGCAAAGTTTGTTCCTTTGGCATAGGCTGGTATTGTACCACCTGCTCTTCTTGCTGCTTCAGCCATTTGATGAGCTGCATCCATTCCAGCTTGATTACCTTGAGACCTAGCAACATTCCAGTAAGATTGTGCAGCTAATATAACCTCATTTTGAGCATTCTTTAGAGCATTAACCATAGCAAGAGCCTCATTAACCGCTGCTTGAATACCTGTCTTGGTGCTATTAATACCATCGATGAGTTTTTCTCCAAAAGATTGTCCTGCATCCTGCCATTTGGGGTAATAAGTTTCTAATAAAGTAATAAGTTCTCCATTATTAGCATCTAGAGCTAAATATCTAGCGGTGGCTTGTAGGCTTTCCTCTTCATTAAGTTTTCCATATTGTTCTTTTACTCTATCCATTTCTAAAGCAAAAGAAGCCAATTGAAAATCTTGCATAAGAATTTCACTAGCTTTTTTAGCCTCATTCTCAGCCGTATATTGAGCTCTTTTTATCTCAGCATTTGTGCGTATGGTCTCAATTTCCTTAGTAAACCCATCTTTTTCAATTTGTCTCTGTTCCAATACCATTTGTCGAGAGTGTTCCACAATCAGCTCATCGATTTCTTTTTGTATTGTAGCTCTTTCTTTTGTATCATCTGTGGTAGTTAGTTTCTGTTGCTTTTGCCCTAAAGTTTCACGATACTCAGTTTCTTTAAGGGCTTTATCCTCTTGTTCTGTTAGATTATCCAAGGCATCCATTTTAGCCTGTAGAGCTTTTATTTCTGCAGAGGAACTATCATCCAGAGTTTTCAACTTAGCAAGAAGTTCTCTATCATATTGCTCAATATTATAACTTGTTTGCCTTCTTAGATTCTCAGATTGTTTTGTTAGAGAGTCTAACTGTATTTGCTCTTCCTTAGAATACTTTTTCTTCAGAGCTTCAATGGTAGCATTACCCAGATTATTTAAAGCAGATATGGTTCGTTGACCATAATCCTTAGCAAAAGCCTGAGATTCTTTCATATTATTCTCTAACTCATCTGATAAAGCCTTAGCAGTTTTCTTAGCCAGTGATGTGGCAGCTTTTTGAGCTTTAGGAGTTTCGTTCTCCACACCAACTGCAATACCAAGAGCTACTTCTTCTCCATAGCCTATTGTAAGCTTAGCGGGGGAAGCAATTCCAAAAAAGTCCTTGATGGTGCTACCTATACCTGATACAAACTCTGTTATTTTAGATTTTATCCAATCAGACATGCTTGATATACCGCCCCAAAGACCCTTTACAATATTACTTCCAACTTCACCCATATAATTTGCAAACTCTTTGAACTTGGTAACTACCAAATCCCAATTCGTATATAAGTAGTAAGCAGCAGCCACAAGAGCTCCTATTGCAAGTATTGTTAGGGTTATGGGAGATGTTAATACCCCTAATACTACTGTAAAAGCTCCCGTTATCGCAGTGGCAGTTGCACAGACTGTTGACCATATTCCTGTAGCAATTGCAGCTAAATTAATGGCTATTAGGTATAGTCCAAATGAAGCTGCAGAGGCAGCCACTCCCACAGCAAGGGGCTTTAATTTCTCCCAGTTCTTTTCAAAAGCTATAGTTAGATCAAGAGTAGTTTTGAGTATATCTTTCAATAAAGCCCAAGCACTTGCGGCAGCTTTTTCTAAAAGTTCAAATCCAGTCTTAAGATAGGGCAATACCCTAGCGTAGAGCTCATCAAATTTTAGTTTTAAAGCATCCACAACAAACTTTACTTTATCTAAAGTTTCTCTAGATATACCCATCTTTTCAATCCAAGCAGAGATGGGAAAATTTCCACTCTGTATCACTTCAATTAACTTGTTTAACTGACTAGCCCCCTTGGATAAAGAGTCTAGAAATGGACCTGCAACCCTACCAGCCAATTGTTCAAAGCTAGTTGTTAATAGTCTTAACTGATTGGCAAAACCATCTTGAGTTCTAGCAAAATCTCCCTGTGCATCCTTGGTTGCCTTCATAATATAAGCATATCTAATACTAACTTGTTCTGCTTGGGTCATTTCCTGATAGGATTTCTTAACTCCCAAGGATAAAGCCAAAGCCTCAAGATTAGCCACAGACATATTTATACCCAGTTGTTTTAAAGGTTCAGTTTCTCCAGAAATACCCGCTCTTAATTTATCAAAAGCATCCTGTTGAGCTATGTTATAAAATGATGCCAAATCTCCAGAGAGACTTCCCAAATTGGTTGACATTTTTATAACTGCATCTCCTGCAAGACCTGAGGATTTTAGCATCGCACCCATGGTTGAACCGAATTTCTTGGCTTGTAATTCGGATAACCCAAAACTATTAAGAGCAGTATTTGCCCAAGTTTCAATTTTCTTACTACCCTCGGCACCAAATGTAACATCCACAACATTCTGAACTTCCTGTAAATCACTAGCAGTCATTATGGCTTTCTTACCAATCTCTAGCATTTTACTGCCTAGATTAGCAACCATATTAGTTATACCCAAGCCACCTGCAAAAGACAGAGCTTGAGAAATAATACCTCCAGTTCTGGTGGAAGCTGTTCCTACCTCCCCCAATCTTCCATGGAGTCTTGCTAATTCAGCGTTGAACCCCTGAATGTTAGCATCAATATTTACTAATACATCATATGCAGAGTCAGCCATGTTACACCCCCTCTCTAAAACCCAATTTGGTCTATATATACTCCAGTTTCTATTGGGTTGTTCTTATTACCCCCACAGAATTCTTCAAAAGTTCCCTCATATTGACCTATGCAGTAAGCTAACCACATTTTATCTATTCTTATTTCTTCTAAACCAGTTGCATAGAGGTCTAAAAATTCATCTATGGGTAAATTTAGAATATAATTAATGTCTGAGTATCTGCTAAGTAGTGTATCCCTTAATAATCCAGTTTCTACTTGGCAGCAAATTTGAAAAAACTTGCAAAATTGGGGTCCTTAAATATAGTAGTACATATTTCTATAATCTCCTCTAAAGGCAATTCTCCTACTTCCTCAGGAGTCTTATCCACTATAGCCGAGATGAAAAGATAAAATTCTCGTTCAGCATTAGAAAGATTCTCAAGAACTAACATTATCAGGTCTAAGCCTACTCGAGTAGCATTTCCTTCCTGTATCTCCGACAGTACCTTTCTCATATCTTCTTTTAATTCCATCTTTTTTACTAACTTTGAAAAATTGAATATATCACTAGTCTTTAAACCTCTCATGTAATAGCTCCTCTCAAATAATAATGGAAAGGGGATATTATCCCCCACCACCTGATTTTTATGTCTAAGCCACTGTTGTAAATCTTACTGATACTGCTGTAGCCATTGCATTTCCAACTAGGTCTTTGACTCCTGTTCCAATTGTTAAATTGAACGTTGTTGTTGCAGTCAAAGCAGGTTGTACCAAGGTCACAGTAGAACTTACCACTGTAAGACTTGTGTATGCAAAGGTTGCTCCAGAAGTAGGTATAGAAAGGGTGAAGTTCGAAGCAATAACCGTACTAGCGAGAATTGGCTCACTAAATGTAACCGTCATTGTAGCTCCTGCACTTCTAGCTGCAGCTGTAGAGCCAGCAGTAACCACAGAACTGACGAATGTTGGAGCTGTAGTCTCAGCTGTTGTTCCGTATACGGAAGCAAACCAGTTAGTGCCTATATCCGCTGTGTAATCTGTAGCATCTGAGCGAGTAGACTTTTTGTACTTTCCATCATAAACTCTCTGAGTAAATTTTCCCTTGAAAGTAAGTGTTTGGAAATTAATTTTATCACCCTTAGTCTCATGCTTAACTTCTGGCTTGGAGAATTTTCCTTTAAGCAACCAAATGTAGGAATAAGCGGAGTTTGAGCGTAAAGCTCTGAACCCAAAAGCTACATCCACAGGTTGGTCACTTGCTTTTTCATCCATAACACCACCAGTGATTGTATGCCCCATAAGTGTAGCATAGTCTTCCTGTGACATATCGGCAATACTTACGTCAACTTCAATTTGTCCAATGGATTCAGCCGTGTCATATGGTCCATCATCGGCGAATAGTGTAGCAACCTCAGAATTTGGGTTAACTGATACTGACACAGCTCCCGCTAATGCAACTGGAGCTTGATATGTTATAGCTGAAGATGTGTCTAGTGATACTAATGAATAATAAAATTTGTCTAACCCCATTAATACTTTCTTTGCCATGATTATTACCTCCTTTTAGTTTGGGTCGATATAGTGATTTACATATAGCATGGATTTTTGGTGTATAGCCGTACTAGCCTCATATCTATCCTGAGCTTTTATCCTAGCAAAACCTTCTGAAACCATAATGGTGTCAATTGCTTGGGCTACTGCAGAGGTGCTACCATCATTCCATACATCTATCTGATAGATAATTTCACTTCCAACCTCCAAATTATCACAATAAAACTCTCCCGAATTATCATACTCAAAATAACTAATGCAGGGTAAAGTCTTAAAGTCATTTGGAAAATGAAAGTATACTCTATCAGCAACCAAGGTATATAAAGCAGTAGCAGTCTTTAGTGCACTTACAACACTAGTTTTAATATTTTGCATAATGTCACCCCTTTAGGGCATCTCGTATTGCCTTTGATATTAGATTTCGTATTTTTGCTCTGTTCTTTAGCAATGCAGGTCCAAGATAGGGTTGAGCAGGAATTCCTTTACTACTTCCATACTCATAATCAGAAGGAGCAATAACCCCACTTGAGGCTCCCCTTTCTCCTGTACCATATTCTTGGAATGGACCATAGAAAACTGAAGTTCCAACCTCAGCAGAATAAATTTCATTACCCTCTATAATTCTATGACTTATGCTATTCCTAAGAAGTCCTTCATCCACAGGGGCGTTAAGTTTGGCATCACGTTCAACCAGTAGAGCTGAGGTTGTTATTGCTGCCTTGATATTTTCTTTTGCTTTTTGTTTAATTGCTCTCATTTTGGCTTCAAATTGCTGTGCAGTCATAATACCATCCCCTATCCTGGGTTACAAAGTAACTCATAATGACGAGGCCACTCCTTAACCCTCTCAATATCATAGATGTCACTACCATCTATAATTCTTTGACGAGATAGTTTTGTTATGAGAGTAGTTTTGGTAGCAAATATTAGAAATTCAAACATCTTATCAGACTTACCATGAGGAGTAAACTCATAATGAGAACTGTTATTTGGTTGAATATCCACATTAATATGAGTATTATTGGCTGTCCAAACTTCTACATCCATACCCTCGTCATCCTGAGTAACTGTTCTAGTTTGTAGAATAACGCTTTTATTAAGAATCATTAGAACACTCCTCTCTTAAAGGAATCCAATGAGGTTAATATACTACTAGAGATATTATCTTTCCAGGAGTATGATACATTACCCTGCTTAAGACTTGTTAATCCATAATTCCCAAAATCTTCACCATTATAACTAGAGGCTACAAGATTAAGAGTTGCATCTTCTACCGCAAAAGGTAATGTCGATAGAGTATATCCAGCCGAATAGACGACCTCGATATTATCCACAGAAGCTGTGATTTCTGGAACCAATCCCGTCTCATAACCGTAAATTGTCCACCCATCTTCCTTAACAAGATAACCCTTCTCTAAATAAGTAGAATCAGCAGTCACATAATCGACTCCTGCTGTAAGCGACGCAGAGGCCACTTTAACGGATGTAATTTTATTAATGGGAAAATATCTTAGAACTAACTTTTGTTGGCCCCTACCCTGGTAAAATTCGCTGTAGGTATCAGATATGAACTTTCTATTACAGTACTTACTAATTATATCTGAAGCAGAGTTAATCATTCTCTCTAATTGTCTATCCTTTGAGTAATCCCAGGCATAATATGAATATGAAGAACAAGTAATTGAACCCGTTCTTGCTGCGGAGAAAGTAATAGTTGCAGCATCATAATCAATAGTTAGGACTGAGGTTGAGATGGTTGCTGCTGAACTACCTGTGCCCTCATAAAAAGTCCCAAAATAATTGGGTAATATATAAGTATGAGCAAAAGAGAATGTAATATTAGCACTAGAGACCGCAGTTAAAGTTTCTGTAGCCGTTACTCCAGTTATTGTGTATAATTTTAGAGTTAGTCTAACGTTTACCATGGTTGTTAGTGCTTGTGCTATGAGTGCCAAGTTTCTTCACCCCCAATTTGGGAGGAGAGTCTTTCGACTCTTCCCCTTTAGTGGTACTTATTTTAAGCATTTTGTTTTGGTCTTTCTTCATACTAAACTGCTGGTTCAACTTGAGCATCACCAAGGATACAAGCAATACCATAAGTTATAGTATTTGTTACCGCAGCAGTAACGGAAGCATAGATTTTGATGAATCTATTAAGCCCAGAAAGGTTGATTACTTTATCAGTGCTTGTAGTTGCTGCAGAAGTTGGCAACAAACTAAACGTAAAGGTCGTGCTGATTGCACCTGATATAGTAGCAGAAGTTACAAGAGTATAAACACCAGTTGCTACATCAGCAGATTGGTATAGAGTACAATTGATGTTGAAGGTTCCACCTGCTGTGGCACAAATGCCCTGTAGGTTGAATAATGCGGTATTAAACCCCTTTCTATCAATTGCCACACTTGTTGCTACAGCTGTTGTTGCTGCAGTGTATGTTCCCACGAGACAAGCTCTATCAACTAACTGGTCTGTCATTTTCGATTTCATGTACATGTTTTCTTCCTCCTTTTATTTTTGATAAGATTAAGAGCACCCCTCAGGATGCTCGCCTACATTACTAATTATGAATAGGACCTATTGTAGCAAAGGAATGATTCAGCATGACGTAAAGCCATATCATGTTTGCAAGTGATTTTTAGGATAGTTTGATCAAGTGAGAATGCTGATTGAAGCTGAGTTCCATCGAAGTATGAAGCTTCATTGGAAGCCATTAATTCGAATGACATTTCTTCTCCAAATAGGAACTCTGAGAAGTCTCCAAAGAAGATATCAAAGTAAGTAGAGCCAGCAGTTGAATTAGCAGTTGTGATTTGATTAGAAACTTTGAAGTTGTAACCTTCTAACTTACCATTTCTCATTTCATCTCTGTAGATGTATTGATTTGTAGTAGTTTTAAGGTTATAGAATGTCGACCAAGTCAAAGCATTCATAATCCAACCCACACTAATCATAGGAGCATTAGCATTCATCAAAGCTCCAACGAGGGAACCGGGAAGGTCGGCACTAATGGCAGCAGTTGAGCAAGAGTATGTAGCTGTGATTGAAGATTTTATTCCAAGTGGTGTGTAAGCTGTACCTGCTCCATACATTGCTGTGTAATCAATCTTTAATTTTGCTTGATTGATAATGTCATCTCTTACGAGAGCATCTGCAGCAGGAGAAGAGCTTCTGATAAGGTCATTGGAGATAGGAACGAGAACAACAAGTTTCTTTGCACTCATTTTAATATTTCCAAAAGTCTGTTGTGATTTTGTAGCATTTTGACTTTCACCTTGATAGTAAGCACTTGACCCACCAGTAAGTTTTGGAAGGTTCAAATTACCATTAGGCATTGGAACTTTTCTTGCTCCAAGTTCCATAACTGCTGTCTTTGATAAAAGTAATGGAATAACTTCATTGGAATAATCCTCTCTTACTAGGAATCCACCCTCTGATGGAGTTGTTGCTGACAAAGCCTTTAAAGCCATATGCAATTTCTTATCATTTGGATAAAGAGTTTTTTCTGCATAATTAAGAGCTTTCTCAGGGTCATTCTTAGAAGCTGCAATACATTTGGCAATTCTAGCAAAACGAATACCTGCATCAGTTTCCTCACCCTTCTCTTCTACTACTGGCTTTCCAGCGATGAAAATACCCTCATATTTCTTTTGTGTGTCTAGTAGAGGAGTGAGTTTCTCATCAATTTTCTCCTCGATTTTTACCATTAAGTCTTCAAGTTTCATGTTATTTTCCTCCTTTTAATTGATTTATTTTTTTATCTAAAAAGGTGCTTATTGCTTTATCCAATTCTTCAGGTGTACAGTCAATCTCATCAGGGTCCTCCAAGGATTCGATATCAATTTCATCCCCAGTTATTGGCTCAATTATTGGCTCAATTATTGGCTCAATTATTGGTTCTACAATTGGCTCAATTATTGGCTCGGGTGTAAAATCTTTTTTGGGAGGCTTTCCACAGCCATCCTCTTCATCCTCTTCCTCAGTATCATCTTGGGGCATCATGAATTCTTTCAATTTTCCATGACATCCTTTTAAAACTCCCTCAGCACCAACTAATTCCTCATGAATTGATTTTAGGAATTCTTTACTTTTTGCTGATAGTGTTGCACCGGACTTCACTTCCATACCTTTCACCCCCTTGGGAACATAAATTTCTTGTAATGATAAGCTTTCCATACCCAGAGTAGCAATATCAGTCTCAGGATTATAAGTATATTCTCTTAACGTATATACGTCATTTGATTGCTCTATAATAACAAGACCATCTGGATAATTAATGGGATATAAATCTTCAATATATACACTAACATACTCCTCATCAGGATTTTTGTAAACCTGATAAATTGTTTCTCTCAAAGATTTTAATAACTTAAATACTGAAGGTTGTGTTGGTATTGATAACTGCTTTTCTTGGGGTTTTTCAAGAAATTTTAGTTCATGATCATTAATTATACCTTTACTTCTTGCCTCAACAAGAGCTCCAGGGTTTGATGGCACAGGAACTATAGATGTTTCTAACAATTCCTGCTTTCTATACCTTCTACCCACATAATTTTTATTTTGATCAAATATAGCCTCATGTTCTATACCCATGAACCCAACAGAGGTAGTATTAAGGTAGCCAGCCTTGCACATACGATAAACTGTATCAGCAAACTCATATTCATCCCTAGTGGCAAATTTAATATCCTGATACATTCTTTTATTTCCATGGTCTAATTCAATACCTACGGTCTTACCCACAGGGAGGCTTCCATAGTCATGACCGAATAGAACTACTGGATTTTTCATATAATTATCAATTTGCCATCCAGCAACTTCAATTATATCTCCATCTCTATCCTGCTCTTCTGTGGAGGTAATAAATCTTAGTATGCGATTTTGATCTGATACTGTTTGTATTTCATTAGTTATCACTCTATCCTTACGTTCCATGATATACCTCCTTAGATTCCCTCGAACTCTTGCACTATGCAATTTACAGTTATAGTAGCAGTAGCACTTGAACTTAGTAGAAAAGCTGCTACATTGGAATTTCCTGTAAATAATCCCCTTAATCTAGTATGTATTGCTCCCACCGATAGTCCTTTAGATATTGCAACTCCTGGAATGGTAATACTTGCACTGATATCACCATAGAAAGTAGAACCATTTATGGTTGAGATGGCTCTTATATCGGCTGAAATGTTACCAGTGCAATTGGTTGTTAGTATAACCTCATGCATCCAGGTAGTAGTTCCTGCTGAAGCTGGCATACTTAAAGATAGAGTAAGAGCTGCTGTTGCGGTTGTTCCCGCACTAAAAGTAACCGTTCCAGAACATATTATGTTCAACCTGCCTTGTCTTAACATGTTATCCCCCCTTATAATTTAGTTTGCTACTAATATGATTTCAAAACCACCCGAAATTGCTGCTGAAGTAACACCCACAGCAGTTGCTTGCACCGTTAGTTCAATATCGGTTCTCTCCAATAACTTTTCTGGAGCAAAGTAATTATGTTGAAACTTTGAAGTTCCAGTATCTGAGATAGCATCTGAATGTTTCACTCTAAATACTTTATCAGGTTCTCTGGTATCTAAATTAATTACATAATTTGAACTCTTACTTGCACCCGAGGTTGAGGCATAGAAGCTAACTAAATAACCAGTGTACCCCAGAGGTATAGTATAAACAGCCATTTCCGTTTGCTCATATCCTGGATGTATGACCAACCTTATCTTGGTTTTGTCAGTAGGAACTCCCGCGGTTAGTGCCGTATTAACATATACAACAGTATGACCTACAAGGGGTGTTCCAGTTGCATTATACGCTCTATATACTCTATATAGAGGAGTACCTAATGCAACTCTTGTTTGCCCATTTAGAGTAGCAGTCTGTACTACTTCTGTGCCATCTGCAGTTTGACCGGTGATACTAATAATCTCAGTATCGGTTGCATTAGACGAGCTAATACTATCAATATTAGCACTCGTACTATAAATATATCTCATTAACTCCCATGCTTCACCGTCTTCTGCACCATCCCAAATGGTGACTTCATTATCCGAGGTATCAAAGTCAAAAGCCTTGCCAAACTTATGTATAAAATTTGTTCCCACAACCTGACCTCTTGCAATTGCTAATCCACTCTCTGCATCTGTCACTCTTAAATTATTAGAGGGAGTAGATGTTATGGGAGTAAATGTTGTTCCATTATTGGCAGTTAGCACAGACTTAACTAACTCAGCGTCATCATCAGAAGATATTGAATCGCCAATACGATGACTAGATGGCTTTACATAATTGGGCTTCAATATAGTTTGAAGTGTTACAACAGTACTTCCTAAGATACCATTCACAAGTCTTATCCTAAAATACCTGGCTGCACATTGAAAACTAAATGTTTTATCAGTTCCAATTGCAATAGTGTAGGTATCTCCAGTATACCAAGTATTATTATCGGTCGAAAAATCCATATAAAAAGTAATAGCTCTAGCTACTGTTGCAATAAATACTTGAATTACGCCATGATTGATAACTTCCTCGGCAGTGCCAGTGAAAGTACCCCCAGCAGATAGTGTCCCCACATAACTATTGGGGGTGGATATATGTCCTGGGGTTACTGTTACTAACCCATATGAACCATCAGCTATTACAACATCAGCAGTATTAGTTCCATTTGATATTTTCACAGAGGCTGGATTGGATGGTGAGAATGCCTCATTTCCCGATGAATCCTGCAATGTAACTTTTCTAGCTCCATGTAGATTAACCCCTATTACTGTTTCTGCTGCAGAGTTCATCCATTTAGGACTTGCCTGAGCAAACCTATCAAGTTCCCCCATTACCTCCCTCCTTCCATCGCCCGTCGATTAATTTTTTTGCTTTAATTTCAACCACCTCAAAATGCCTTTTTAGGGCAGTTCTGTAAGATGTAACAATAGTATTTAATTCTTGTTGCCAGCTCTCTAGTTTGACTTTATTAACATCCATTGTTTTAGCTCCTTAGTTTAAATTTTGGCATTAAAAAAACGCCTCTACGGACGTTTTTACCATATTTTTAGCCTTCTTCATCTATCACAGGTAATAAAGTACATCTACAATTTATTACTTCGCTTGCAGGTCCACTTGCTCCTGGATACATCAACCCATTGCTAAAAGGTTTTGTGATATCTCTAACCTCTCTATTAATAGCACCATGGCTATCTCTTGTTCTACTGTCCGAGGTTGCCAACCATTCTTTTTGTTTGACCTTAGCGCCCTTGTAAGTTTCAAACGTGCCAGCACTAACAGTATTGTGTGTTTCAGTTCGTGCTATCATATTTGCTCTTGATTTTGATGCTGTGTCAAATACTTCTCTGATTCTTTTTCTAATCTGAACAATGCCTTCTGTTGCGGCTATTCCTACAGATATAGTTTTTCTTAGCTGTTCCTTGGTTGTATCATTTATCCCTTTGACCTCTTCGGCTCCTTGCTTATCAACCCAATCTAGAAACGCAGGGTTAAGCAACTCGAAATTTACTCCAAACTGATAAGCTTCATTGACTGTATTATAACCCTTCTTGAAACTTTCCAACCATAAAGGAGTTAATACATCTTCGAGTTTTTTATCTTCTTCATCCCAGTTTATGGGTGTCTCTAGAGTTTTAGTCTCTTTTATAGATGATAGTACTCGCTGTTCTTGACCTAGAAAGAATTTTTGTAGGGAGGATATAAATTTTTGTTCTCCTGATGATGCCGCCTTGTCTAATGTCCCCCACAGTGAATCTCTCTTAGACAAGGCTTTCTGGTTTTTTATTTCTGGGGGTTTAGCTTCAGGAGTTTTTGGTCTATTTGCAGCAATCTCTTCAGGGATAGACAAGCCATCAACTGGTACTGCAGTCATGTTTGAAGGTATGTACAAAATCTTTCCCCTACCATTCGGAAGTTCCTTATATGCATTAGCAAGTCTCCACTCATCCACAGTTAGAGTTCCTCTGGATATTCCTTCTCCCGCTTTTTTAAGAGCAAACTCAAGGTCCTCGGGTACGATATTCTCATACTCAAAAGTTTCGCCCTTTCCAAAATCGGGTAATAACTGACGGGTGATTGTATCTGCAATAAAACGTAATTCTTTTCTTAATACATTCTTGGTGTATAGATAATAGGCAGCATCAATGGTAGCACGATTGGAGTTTTCTAATATACCAAATATCTCAGGCGGTATACTAAAATGTTGATTTGTGGTATCTCTAAGGTATTTGCGAGATTCTACAAAATCCATCTCCTTAGTAGTTTCCTTCAATACTTGTATCTTAGCATCCCATCCTAGCCAAGCCATCTTACCATTGTTATTATAGCCACCATACTTCTGTTGCCATTCTTCTCTTATCCTATCAAGAGTATTTTCATCTGCTCCAGGAGCCATACCAACACCTTCTGGAATAGCACCATTATAAAAAAACTTTTTGCTGTATTTCGCCATGTACTCATCTGTTTCTATCTCGTCACCAATTGCATTAAGCCTTCCAACACCTCTAAGATAAGGATTGGTAATATCTAACTTCTTGAAATACACCATGTCCTCGGGTAACACAGGCGTGGGCGAAGCATCCATATTACCCATCGGTTGAACCCAAAAACAATTTTGAGTTTTCGAGGGTATTCTTACAACCCAGTTTGGTGGGATGGGCCATAGTTCTGTTGGTACTCCTAATCCGTTTCTTTCCTTAAGCCAAAATGCTTCCCCACCAGGCAATAATAAGTAAACCTGAGTAATGTAAAATAAGCCATATCTCGTTATTGCATTATCTGAACAGGGATTATTTAGTAACAATTCAAGAAGGTGGTTTTCTAGCTTATTATCTTTGAGTAGGATGTTAAAATTTGAACTCGCTACATCACTTGCAATCTGATGTACCGGATTCATCCTTGGGCTGAGGTTATACATGTTCATCCAAGCCAAGGTTGAGTTCTTAGGAGGTTCTCCATACAAAGGAATAAACCTAGATAGTGACTGAGTAACACTTGTGGTATTTCCTCTTAGAATTGTTTTAACTAAACCTAAACGTTCTTTCCAACCAATCTTCATCTTTTCACCTCCTTAATTATTTTATAATAAATGCAGGCCTTTTCAACTTACAAATAAGCATCTGCAAAGCATCTGGAGCATCATCATGAGCACAAGTCTTAGAATAGTCTTTTACCTGCTCATTGAATGAAACATTAATTCTATTAAAGAATACTTTTTCACCCGTTATATCTGGCTCTATTTGCATTATACGTATATACTTATTCTCATGTGCATGTTTATGTGTCACAGTTCGGTAACAATCATTTGCAATTAACTTCTTTACTAACTCATCTTTAAGCAAATCCTTAAATAGGTTACTCTCTAATATGATTTCATCTATTTCAGGATAATCTTTTACGAATCTTACCACCTCATCCATTAATTGATACGGATTATGTAAAGCAAGTTTACCCTCTTTGATGAAGTAACCCCCATTAAGTTCTCCTCCACAGCAATAACCTGAGGAATCTCCCTTACCCTCGGATGGGTCAATACTTAACTTGAGCGTTTTAATAGCCTCAGGAAATTCGTCATAGAACATAAGATTCTGAAACTTCTTGTCTTTACTATTTCTAGGCTCATTCTGTGCTTCTTTCCAGAATGCATCTTCACCCCAAGCCTCTCGTTCTAACATGATATTATAATAAGAGCCAGGATAACCCATTTTCTTTTTGGGAAACCTACCAGCCCAAAGAATTTTAACCCCTTTTAGAAGTTCTCTACGATGTTCAAGGTAGAAGTCATATGCATCATCCATTCTATCTTCATTGTAGATGTTACGGTAGATTTTTCTCCATTCTTCCCATAAAGTTTCATTCTCCGGAAAAGTTATTACACATTTATAAAAAACGGTTCTCCAAGAGGGTTCCTTGGTAACTCGTGCTAATAAAGAGTCATCGCTTAGCAGAGTTCCTATATAAAAATAGTCAGTCTTGTAATATCCCAGACGTCCTATCTCACTACGAAAACAATCATCAAGTTTCTTTCTTAGTGACTCAGATTCTATAACCGTTTTGTCCTCTAGATCATCCAGAATAATTAAGTCAGGTCGGCTATCTTTATTGATTCCTCGAATACCCGATTTCCATCCTGTGCAGGCTATCCATACGCCATTTTTTAGGCATATATTATCGGCATTCCATACAGTTCCTTTCTGTGTTCCAAAGTCCTCTACAATCTCTATCTTGCATAAAGCTTTCTTTGTTTTTTCGAGAAAATTTGCTGCGGTATCACCGTTAGCAGAGATAAAGAAAATAAACTTCTTCTTCTTGTATAAGGCTGCCCACGTAGGAACTGCGAAAGTTGATAAGGTTGATTTTCCGTGCTCACGTGGAGCCACCACAGCAATCTTCTCTTGTGAATTGGTCTGAACGGACTTAGTTAGTATTTCAAGTATATCTCGGGCATAATCTCCAAACTCTCTTTCAAATTGATCGGTTAGATAGGCTTTACAAAAATACTCGGGATCTATTTCTCCCAACATCCTTCTAAGGCCATTTGGACCTGTTAGAGGATAATTACTTAGTAATAACTCAGTATCATTACCAAAATGCTTATAGGCTGTTGCTATTAATAGACCTCTATCTAACATTCAAATCATCCTTTGCCTTGAGTAGACTTTGTAGGCATATATTTGTTATATCTCCAACATATGAATACCACTTACTCATTTTATAGATTTTCATAACATACTGCATTTCAAGCGAGAGATGGATTGATTGTACTATATGCATTAGAAGCAGTTGGAATGTGTGATTATAGTTATCAATTATTTTAGCTCTTGGAGCCATCAGTTCTGCAATTGGAAGGTCTTCATCCAGTTTAGACCCCTCAATGCATAAATCTATAATATCTTTTACATCTCTAATAGTATTATCCATTAGAATTTTAAGCTTTTCAATATCATCTTCAGCAGAAGTAAAGTTTTTAAGCTCCTCTTTAATTATGTCTAGAGGGTTAAATACTTCAGTTACTGCTAAATCTATAATTTTTTGTAACGGTTCAACTCGAGTTCCTGAGATATAAGCACCACCTTCAGTACAGTTATACACAGTACCGGAGTAGTGAGCTATATCCACCTCATGGGCTTTTAAGAAAGATACCCACCCATCATTGGTTTTTACTAGGTCCGTGAGATTTCCTTTTACTTCTAATTCATTTTCACCCGCACTACTAAATGGAACTGGAGTAGCATGAGTCTCACCATCCTCACCATAGGCTAGGTCTTGGCCAACCATTATAATGGGGTCACAGCCAAGAGCCTTTGCTATAGTGAAAGCCATATTAGAGGAGGACAATCTTATATCAAGTATACCTCTATCAATTCCTAACCACTTAAAGTGATCAAAATTACGGTATACAATAATCTTGGGACCATTATAAGATTGATATACATGATTAAATAATACAGGACAGGCAGCCATATATACATCCTTACATTCTTCCTCAGGTATTTCATCAAAGAACTGTTGTACGGCATGTTCACGTTCTAGCGATGTAACCATATGGGGCTTAATACCGTTTGCTAATAGCAGTTTCAATGATGCATCCACAGATAATATTAATGCCTTATCTTCTAGGCCTTTAAGCAGGTGTATATTCTTCTTAAGACTAGGACCTGTTGCAACTATTATTGCGGGCTTACCCTTAAACTTATCATATAACAAATTAATTCCAGGATTATTTGCTATCTCTAGAACATTATCAAACATATTTTCTACACCAATAAGACTATCCTCAGGACAGTTTCCAAAGTTATGTAGATTATCCCATGAGGCTTCAAAAAACTTACCACATGCATTCATATAATAGGCTTTACTTATTTTTAATGGTATTTCAGTTACCAGAGGTTGACAACTGCTTGTAAATAACATATCTTTAAGGTTGTTCATAAAAAAGTCTCTATATACTAAATATAAATCTTCTTCAGGAATACCAACAATGAAATGTAATGCTGGAGATAATACCATTTCAGATATATCACTTGCATTCATAGCAGCCACAAAGAGCTCGATGTCCCTCTCAATGATAATAGCACCTTGAGTATTAAATTCAGCCGCATATTTATGGAAGAAGTATTGAACCTCATACCCTAGACCAAACCCTAGAAATATTGGCATCCTTACATTTTCTAACTTTAAGCCCTTCCACTGAGCCTCAAAATATTCGGTCATGACTCCTCTATACCAGGGTTCATTCAAGATTAGATGCTTCACATTGGGAGCACATCCAGGGCTTTGGAATAACTCATAGTTAACTATCCTAGTGTGTTTCACCCTCTCGGCTAATTCGGGGTATCTTATCTGGAGTGCTTGAAAATTCTTTTCATAAATGTTCCTATCTGTTAGCATTTACTCAGCTCCTTTTTATCTTAATCTTATTAAAATAGAATCCATCTTTAGTAGCTTCCTTTAATTTGTAATTCTCTCCTTCAATGGTCCATACAGTATCATTCTTTATATATCCTAACTCTTCTAGTTCTTGGTTGGTAAAATATATTATGTTATCTATGATATCAACCCCTCTATAGATTTTTTTATTTCATCAACTGTTAAAAACCAAGGATTTGTACCAGAGTCGAACTGTTGACCCATGGTCTCATGTATTTTCTCACCCTCACGAATACCTATAATATGATATGGCATGTCAAAAGCATCTGCAAGGTCTGTGATTAATACCGAGGGCAAAAAGGGCATAAAGGTTTCATTTCCATACATCTGATTAAGGGATTCGGTAACAAACTCTAGAACATCCTTCATATCAAACCAAAAGCGAGTCATATCAGGATGAGTAATTGGTAGTGATGTAGCTCCAGATTTAATTAGCTTATTCCAAACTGGAACAATAGAGCCATTCGAGCCAACAACATTCCCATAGCGACACACAGAAAAGCGAATATCATCATTTGCGGCATACTTATTTGCATTCAACCACAACCTCTCTGCCATGGCTTTACTAGTGCCATAGGTGTTAATGGGAGCTACTGCTTTATCAGTACTAATAAGTAAACATTTCCAAACTTTATTCTCAATACAGGCATCTACAACATTCTGAGTTCCTACTACGTTTGTTAACATGGCCTCTGACGGATTATATTCACAGGCATCCAGGTCTTTTATGGCTGCTGCATGAACTATTATGTCAACACCTTTAGTGGCCCTTAAAAGCCTATCCTTGTCTCTTACATCGCCAATGAACCAACGCATGTTTGAGGGATTTCCAAGTTCATCTCTGAGTTCTTTCTGTTTTAACCAACAACGAGAAAAACATATGATTTTTTTAGTTTCCTCATCCTTTAGTAAATGCTTTATGTAAGCACTTCCAAAGCTTCCTGTGCCACCAGTTATCAAAATCGAAGTCATTATAACACCTCCTTAAGCATTTCAGGAGTTCTTGCGAATGGACCTGCATCAAGTCCTGTACTATTCTTAAGCTTATAATGGCATTCGTAGAAGTTTGGATAATATTCTTTGAATAACTGCCAATCGCAAGTATGATCTGATATTGCCATGCTAAGTTTCTTTGCTCCGAACTTGAAGTACTCTTCTATCTTAGCAGGATAGTGACTAATACAGGCAAAATTGATATTGCCTTTATCACTACCCGATACATACACAGGAAACTTCCTTGGAATCTCACCGATAAGCCAGTCCAAGTTGCGATTATTTGCTATTTTAACAAATGGTACATCAAACCCCAATAGAAAATCCAAACTTACCAAGTCAAACACCGAGGATGTTGTTTTATATCCGTGTAATTTTGCATATTCATAGGCCTTTTTGAATACGTCATATCTAAGGGGTATATTTTCACCAGCTCTTACAAATAACTGATGTTTGAATACCACCTCATGCTTAAGAGTATCAATTTCTCTTATGGAATCAATCATTTTCTTAAGATATAACCAATCGTTCTTATGAGTGTTAGCACTCACATCTAATATAATTCTACTCATTTTATCAGCTCCTTAACTGGGGTATCCCACCCCTTTAATAATATGGGTTTTTCTGAACTTCTGTGGTAGCTACCTTTACCCTCTTGAGGGAGTCCTTGTATACGATTCATTCTTAATACGGGCCATGTTTGTATAAATATATCTTCCATGTATTTGGTTAATATTTTATAACTTGTTGCTAAAGTTTCTGTCTCTATATCCAGGGGAATCTCTGTTCTTATTAGAATATCTCCTGTGTCAAGACCTTCATCTATAAGATGTATTGTGTAACCCTTGGGAGTATTATCAACCCAACTCCAATAGTTAGGGTCAACTCCTCGGTTCCACGGAAGATAAGACATATGAAGATTAATTGCTGGAACCAAATCTAGAACATCTTTTTTTAGGATATGTCTATACCCATAACTTACTATCCAATCAAATCCCCTAACAAAATTAGCATCAACCTTATCGATTGTTTGAACTACCTCGTCATCTACTCCTTCAAAAGCTTTAATTAAGCTCTGATGTGGGCTCAAGAGAAGTACTCTCATTAGTTACCTCAACTCCTCGAATAAAAGTAAATAGCGTACTATCATGATATTTCCCCCCATGGAATTTCCTTAAGGGTATAGATACTCCCATACCATTGTTCATACGGGATGTTTGTTCCCATAATTTTAAGTAGGGACTGCATTCATAAACCTCAGAAAATACACTTACAAGATTTATATGATCAAAAGCTATTTCAAGTAGGGTTTTTAGAATATTAGGTATTAAATTTGCCTTATCAGGGTCCGTTATTAGACTAATCTCAGCAATACGATTGTCCCACTGTATATTTTCTAGTCCTACCATTCCACAGAGGCTTTTGTCGCCAGATATTACAGCCCAGAACCTACAATTGCTATCCCTGTTAGATATCTTATTATTATAAAATTCTAATTGGGATTGCTGAGTTAATCCATATGAGGTTCTTAGTATGCTCAATTGCTCGTTTCTCCATAATCTTATTTGGTTCATGTCAATTGATTCAAGAATTCTAAATTTAATCACTTTATCAGCTCCTATTCTCAGCTCCAAAACAAAAAGAAAGGCGTAAAGAATCACGGAGCTGTTGTGAAAAGCATCTTTACGCCAAACTAACTAAATTAGGATTTTTTCTTTGACCGTAGTCTTTTTATATGCTCTCTAACCTCTTCTATATCAAGGCTCTGAGTATCTATATGAGAAGTAACTTCTATTTTATCAGTCCATCCAAAATTCTTCAATCCAAAGATTGCTACGGAGGGATGTATGGTGCCTTCAACAGCTCCATTTTCATAGTAGTATTCAACCATGTCTTTAGCTCTTCTTACTTCTTGAAAGTAATCATCTCTCTGTTCATAATCCAGAAGTACCGCTCTGCTTGTTCCAAGATATAAAGCTAATCCAGTAACGGTAGGCCTCTGTCTTAATCTCATAAGAGGCTTTCCCTTTCTATCGAATTTCTGAACCCATTCTATGGTTCCATCCTTTAGCTTTACTTCTTCCCAATGTTCTTCCCAACAACTCTCGAAGTATCTATCAATGCATCTTCTAAGATGTGTTGCTGACTCAAACATTAACTTACGGCCTACCTTCCGAGGTGGCCTAGGTTGTTTTTGTACTGACATGTCTTCACCCCTTTCAATAAGGCTTCTTTTGCCAAGCTAATGATATATCACTATTTACCTTTTCACATACTGGAGCTAGGTTAGGTGGATATAACAAACCTCTAAATAAAGGCATCTGATAGATTGGTGTTATATAAGCAGACTTGAAGTTAAAATCATCTCTTATATACCTACTTAATTCCTTATCCTTCCATGCATATCTATAAAAGCTGTGTTCACAGTCTTCCCTAACTTTTATAGGAAAATATTTTGAATCTTCCTGATGTTTCTCTACTATATCTTTTAGTTTCTTCAATTGCTCTCTTGCTATTGCTGCACTGAGTTCTGGCATCCTCAAATTCATACCTATCATAGTTTGATTTGTATGAGAATAAGGAACACCCTTTGATTCTAGGTCATTTAGTACTGCTTCTGCATGATTCATTGATAGCCTTAATCTTAACGCTAATTCATCATTATCAGTTACGCAGATTCCGCCCTCTCCACAGTGAATGTGTTTATGACGATTCAAACTGAATACTCCTATATCACCAAGTGTTCCCGCGTATTTACCTTTATACTTAGCTCCTGGAGCTTGTGCGGCATCTTCTATTACATAAATCTTGTGTCCGTACTTTTTGGAATATTCTTCCGCTATTCTATTGATCTCCTGAGCAGCATATGGCTGACCAAAAAGGTCTACTACGATGATCGCCTTAGTACTTTCTGTTATTTTCTTCTCTACGTCCTTTGGGTCAAGACAAAAATAATCTGGCTCAATATCAGCAAAGACGGGTATAGCCCCGAAATGTAAAGGAATAGTAGCGGAGATTGTCATGGAATAAGGCGTGACTATTACTTCGTCGAAAGGTTCGATGCCTATAGCGTTAAGAGCCATCCAAAGTCCGCTACTATTACTATTACAAGCAATTGAATTCCTAACCTTAAAATACCTAGACCATTCAAATTCAAGGGATTGTACTTCTATGCCACCCATGAAGTTTCTTGACCAATTTCCTTGGTAATCACTTAGAATACCTCGGTCCATAACCCTTAATACTGCTTCTCTTTCTTCTATTCCTATCATTTTATCAGCTCCTCTAGTATTACTAATGCTTTTAAAGCATCTTTATCAGTGCATCTTAGTCTTTCTTCTCCTGCTAGAAAATTATAAGCATTCTCTACCACATATCGAGTACTATAATCAAAGTAACTAGGTACTGGCATGTCAAGTATTCTCTGCTCCTGCCAAAAGTGTTTCTGAAAGAATAATTGTATATTCCAAACCCTATAATCGCAATACTTGAACATAACATTATCCTTGATTCCATTTAGTTTGAGAGATTCATCAGCTTTTCCATCTAGGAACCAACTCATAAAATCAATTGCATGGGTTCCAGTATGAAGGTCTCCTCTATTATAGAGTATTTGATAAGTTTCAAGGTTTCCGAATTCTCCTGAGTCGTATCTGTTCTTAAGATGTATTAATTCAGGAATAAACCTTCGAGTATAATTTACTAAGATAGGAATGCCATTCTCTGAATATAAATTAACAATCTTCTGTGCCTGTTCTGCAGTTGAGCATAAAGGCTTTTCACAGATAACAAGTTTAGGTTTATTATAACCAGGAGTGGCAATCTGTATTAACTGTTCATAATGAGTATGGTCTGGAGTGGTTATGACTACAATATCCATTTTTAATTGTTCGAGTGCATATCTAGGTGTTGTAGCAACCCCTCCCCAAAGATGAAAAGCATCAAAAGCCTTTTTATTTACATTATCATAGAAATATAACTCTGCTTCTCGCTCTTTAAAAGCGTGTGCAAAGGATATTACTTTGTGCTCATTTTGCGAACCTATTGCGTCCGCTAGAACTCCTTGGTTTCCCGCTCCTATTATCAGTACTTTCATCTTTGTTCAGCTCCTTTTGTGAATAGTAATCATTTAATTCTGATAGGTAGTCTTTTCTTTCTATCTTCGCCACCTTCTCGTATATATAGGGATAAACATCCAATAGGTTAATAACTTCTTCACAGGTAAGGTCTAGCGAGTAGTCTTTTCCTGCTGCATATATCCATTTTATTAACTCATAATCCTCGGGAGTATCTAATGTTACCTCTAGGTCAGGCCTACGTTGTGAGTTTGGAGCCACCCAATTAAGCGGTATATATTTTCCCACAGTCTTTGGATTCAGGTAGAACCATGTGCTAACGTGCTGCCTATCGATAGGATTATCAACCTCTTCATTAGCTCTTTCCAGAATATCAGTGTTGAATACTCTAACATCATATCCTCGTGGGAAGGTTCTTTCTCCGATATTTGATGTAATATCTGAACCTTTTCCACTCCCATGTAGTTTTAACAGCGTAGAAAGGTGATTCCAGTCGATCAACGGACAATCGGCAGTAATTTCCACTACTATATCTACTTCGAACTTTCTTGCTGCCTCTAGTACTCTTAAAAGGACATCCTGTTCGCTACCTCGATATACCTTGCAACCGAGTTTGTTACATAGCTCTTCAATTGGGTCATCTGTTTCATTGGTTGTGGTTGCTACAATTACTTCATCTAACATCTTACATTCTTTTACTCTCTCGATGACTCGTTGTAATACGGGTCTTCCCTCCAGGTCCAATAAGACCTTTCCAGGAAGTCGAGTACTTGTCATCCTCGCTTGTATTATTGCTCCTCTTACCAATTTCTATCAGCTCCTTTACTAGATTAGGTAATTACATTCATTTATAAAATCATCATAGATTCGCTTATACTCATCTTTCTCGCGAATCCATGGGTTATTCATCCATTGGTTATATTTGAAATGGTTGCTTTGTCCTAGTACTGCCCATTTTTTAAGAGTCTTGGGTTCTGTATAACCATATTTTTTTGCTTCATCTGCCATAATAGTATCAGGCAGTGGCATAAAAAAGGTAGTACTAAGCCTAAAGTTAGGGTTGATTTGTTTTACCTTGCGAATATATTTAATGGTCTCTTTAATATCCTCAGGTCCCTCTCCAGGGCATCCAAAAATAACACCTGAAGCCATTATCATATTATGTTTACTCATTATCTTAGCACATTCTTCAAATTCTATGAGATGGTTCTTTCCTTTTCTCATCTGTTGAACTATCCTATCACTACCAGATTCAAGGCCTATAGTTAATTGCTTAAGTCCAGTACTTACCAGATCAAGAATGTCGGGTGATTTTACTATTTCCATAGCTCTTGCATCAGCTATCCAGTCAAGGTTGTGTTTCATCATTATTTGGGACAGGTCCTTTACTCTCTGAGGCCTGGTGAATACCGTCGCATCAAAAAATACACATTCTTTATATGGGTACATTTTCATAAGATGGTCAATGTCATCTTGTACTTTCTTAATAGGAAGTTCAATCCACTGCCTCTTATTTTTGGTAGAGCAAAAGGTACATACTCCAGGACAACTATAGGTACTAACATAAATAAACCTTTTAGAATCTGGATTAATATAGTCTTCAGGGTTAACTAATTCCCAAGGCATCCTGTGTTCTCCACATTCATAATAACCAGGTAGAATTCTATCAACATGGCGTGATTGTAAAGTTTGTTCAGGAAGTGCATTGATATGAGGTCCTCCCCATGTGATTGATATATCGGGATTATGTTTTTTTAGAGCTTTACTAACCTCGTATGCTCGAGTTACTTGATAGCCAGTATATACAGTTATCATGATTCTATCTGCTTCATAAGCTAATATTTCATCCACTGGGTTAGATACTAACCTATCATCTATTATCTTTACCTCTAATCCCTGTGCTATTAAGGCTGAAGCCACAGATAACGCCGATAAAGGCATATAATGAAAGTCTTTATGGGGTTCTAGTTTCGGGTGGAAAATTAGTATCTTCTTTTTTATCATTGTACTCAGCTCCTATGTAGTTATTCATCCTTTCTTTGTGGGTACTTTCGAAGGATTCTCTATCTAGAAAATATTCACTAACTATTTTATAATGGTTAGGGTTCCCAAATCCGGATTTGAAGAAAGCTATATCTTTTTCTTTCTGAGAAGAATAGTTTATTAGAGTGTTATAAGCCATATGGCCCAATACATACATAGGGATTTGTTTATTCCTTAAGTATTCTAGTATGGCGTTCTGAAGATAATGGCTTACGTTGAATTCCTTATACTCAGGTACTACTCCACAGAGAAAATAGTAAGCTTCTTTTGAATCATACGTAATAAGTGTGAATCCACAGATGCCGCCACTAAAGGAATATGCAAGGAAGAGGGATGCATGACCTTCCTTAATCCATTTTTTATACTCATCAAAGGTTTCTGGAGGTCGGGTTATTTTACCAGCTATCACATAATAGAGATCTCTTATTTCATCTAATAATTGATCTCCCCCATTTGATACATAATTGGTTGAATCTACAATATGGTAATATAACTCTCTTTTAGCGGAGTTGATAAGTGATTTGTAACTCTTACGTATGTTATTTACTGAGGTATCAGTGATGCAGATAGGTATTGCATAATTTATAAAGCCAGGTACAAAGCCTTCAATAGCGATTCTCTTAATTCCTATATCACGGGCGTAATTAACCAACAAATTGGTAACCTTTCCAAGTAATCTGGTATCTTCACAGATGATTC